CAAGTCGTCTTCTTCGTTAAACATAGTTTGGCTTTTAGTCAATACAATAACCAAAATAGGTTCAGTCAAGTTCCCGTTAGGATAACTCGATCTTGTACCTCGTGGTCAAAACGGACCGTTCCTCCAGTCCCTTGATGCCACCATTGACTTTCTTTGTCACAGCAAAGATAGTGGACTTATTGACCCCCTTGTCACAAATCTCGTTTAAGTCGTTGACATCCCAAAACCAGGCTGCCGTGAGCAAGGGGTACTTGGTTGCTACCAGGTCCGGGTTAAGGACGATGTCATCGTCCACGAACTTGTCAAAGGCTTTGTAGTTGTTCTTCCCGGTCAGTTGAATATAGCCACGGCCTCTGAATCGGAATCCATCTCCGGAGGCTTCATTGCCATTCCCCATCCGGTTAGCGTAGACAAGATTGGCAATCTTCTCAGGGTTACGGGCGTACTTGGAGATGTCTTTGTCCTTGAAGTACTTGTTGAAGCGTTTCTTCAGTCCTACATCGGAGTAGTTCGTGTTCTCCGTGGTGAACTTGAATCCACCGCTTTCGTGGTGGCATTGCCCGAGGAAGTGTGCTAATCGCTCGGGTGTATTGATGCCGAACTTGGACATTACGTACCAAAGTTCGGCTTTTACCTTGTCGGGTATGCTTAGGTCGTCTAGGTTCATTTGTTGAGCAATCTTTTCAACTCAATGTTTTCTGACTCAATCTTTCGGACATGGGTTTCCATTTCGTCAAGTTTCTCGCGAAGAGCTTGAATCTCTTTCCTCATTGCCTCTATCTCTAGCTTTTGGGCGTCTGCTGTTTCTTGCCACATAGCAAGAACTGCTTTGGCGTTCTGTATCTCGGCAGATTCCTTTTGGATTTTACCACCGGTGAGCCATCCAATGACTCCTGCAATGACTGCGGTTACTGATTCGGAAATCGGGAAGTCCATTTTGTCTTTGTTTTATAAAGTAGTTAGCGCTTGAAGCTGATCGTTTGGAAGTCTTTTGTTGTAGATGGCAGCGGTTATGATGCGGTCACCAATGATGTTCACTCCGTTTATATTGCCCAAACCAACGCTATTCATTACTGGAACGCTGCAACTTGTGTTCGTGCCAACAATACTCCCATTTAAGCAAACCACGAAGTCGTTTTGTTTATACCCTACCGCAATTTTATTAACGGGATTAGGCATTGCTGCAAGAATATCAACTTGACCGCTACCCAAAAAGGTCAGTCCTACACGAAGCCTTTTAACAGAGCCATCTAAAAATAATTGCAAGCCGATTGTATTGCTGCTTGTGCCATCTGATAAAGAAATAACCCTTGAAAAATTCACAAAATTTCTCACATCTACCTCCGCATAAATCGTACCCTCTGTCTGGCCGATGTAATCCGTAGCACCGGTTAGGCTGATGACATCTGCGTTTCTTGTTAAACCGCTAGTCGTTGTTGGTATTACAGATGTTGCAACACTGCCTAGTTCCATTTGAGGCAAGCCGATGCGGATGGTGAAGTCGTAGGTTTGACCAATCGTTGTTGTGAAATACAGCGCAGGCGTAACCCTTCCCGTGTTTGCATTTGTTAAAGTGCGAGTGAACGAATACCTCGTTAAGTTTGATGTCAGCGTTAGGTTTTGCGTTCCATCGGTGAGGTATGTTCCAGCAGCATTGCGCTCCTGTATGGCTGCCTGATAATTCGTTGGAGGATTAGGCGCAGAAACAACCGACAAATAAGCCGATTCAGTCCATGCTTGTCCTACGCTTGCAGTAATGGCTGTGGTTGTTTCAAACGTAATCGTGTTGATGCTTAAACTTGCTGTTCCACTAAGCCTAATGTCAATGTAAGTAATTCCACTTACAACGCCCGTTGCAACAATCGTTTGAGTTAATGTGCCAATCTCATTTGTCCAATTTGTCGGCAAAGTTCCGGGGCTTCCTGTAACCGCTCCGACCATTGTGTTGTTGCGTATGCTATTGGTTGCAGCAGGCTCAACGAGCAACGCAGGTGAACCTCCAGTGAAGTCAATCCTTGGTAGGTTCCCGGAAGCAGCGGTCTGAATGAATCCATTTGACCCAACAAATGTTCCGTTTGTTCCTCCACCCCTTGTGGCAGCAAACTCACGCTTGACAAAGAATCCATCATCCGATTGGTAGTACCCCAATAGGTTACCGTTCTTGATTCCCCAGTTGTTGCGTCCTACGACGATTGTTGGTGTTGTAGCCATAAATTAAACGACGGTGTAAGATAAGCTTGATGCAAGAGCGGAATAAGACTGAATCTGCGATGTTGCGGATTCTAGGAGGTAGTTCGGTAAACGGGTTTTGTAGATGGCAACGGAGCGAATGCGAGAGTTTATTACGCTTGTTGTGCCAGTGTCTTCAATTTTGCCTACATTAACAGTATTTAATGATGCAGGATATTCGGAATATGTCCCCGAAACCACCGTTCCCCCATTTAAACTTGAAGTTAATATTCCGCTTACGCCACTTTGAATGTAACCAAGTGCCACTTTATTAAAGCCGACAACAGGAGTTCCTACAGTCATAGTTCCCGCTTCGATTGCTGCAGTTATACCTCCTCCAGCAAAATAAAGAATTATCCTATTTGATTGAGTTCCATCGCTAATCGCTAAAATACGCCTCGTGCTCGTGTCGGTCCTATATTCAAATTCAGCATACATCGTGCCTTCAGTTTGGCCAATCAACCCACTTGCGCTCGTCTTGTTTATGACATCTGCATTACGGGTTATGGCTTGATTTGTTGTGGGGATGTAGGATGTTACAATGGAACCTATTTCTATCTGCGCGCCAAAAAGATAAAAACTACTGCCATTGCCGATATAATCAGCATCACTAGCAGAGTTTTGCATTTGAATAAAAACGGTCGTCAATTGCGTAGTTGTAGCCGTTCCTCTTATAGAAAACCGATACCAACCATTTCCGTAATTATCAATAGAAGCACCGCTACCGTCCAGGTTTGTTATCGCCAAAGTATCTAAATTCAATACAGCTCTTGCAGAAAATGCTGTATTAGCATTAAGCAATAAGAATCTATTGCTTGAATTTTTCTTTACAAAAACAGACATTGTATAAGTCGTTCCGCTTACAAATGACGTTTGTACTACTTGGCTAATTCTATGCCTTGAGTCGACCGAAGTGTCAGCCATTAAAAAGGCATTGGTTGTGCCATCAGGCGAAGTGAATCCGCTTGTAGACCCTGTCGTAAAAACAATATTAGTTGTAGACCACGGAAAGCCATAGTTTAATTCATTGCTTCTTACAAGTAAGTTTGTCCCACTCGGCTCAACGAGCAACGCAGGGCAGCCTGGCGTTCCGGAACTTGTATAGTAATCAAGTCTTGGTACATTATCGGCAACGGTTTCAATGAAGCCCGAAGCGTTAACCCTTGTTGCAAGGTTGGTAGTTGGGGAGGTTGTACGGCTTACAGAGAAGTCACCGCTAACATCCATAGGCACTTGAGTCAAGAGTGTTCCAACTCCGTACTTTGCGGGTATCAACTCAATAGATGGAACAATGTTCATAGTGTTATAAGTTCATTATGTCTTGTCTGCAAACATCCTGGAAGCTCAGAGAATGTACTAGTCCTTGCAACGAATGTATCCCAAATCATATCCCTAACATTGCTGTAATAGGTAGGAGATGTCAAGACCATAAGGTCTGCATCGTCAAGCCTTGAGTTGTAGAGCGCTAATGTCCTGCATCGTTGAATACTAATGTTGGCAACTGCTGGGCTTGAAAATTGCATTTGTGTCAAGCCTGTTGGAATTGTCCCTGAAACATCAGTGCCAACTTGTACGCCGTTCAAATAAAAAACAAAATCGTTTTGCTTATAGGCAACTGCAACTTTGTAAAATTGTCCAACAGTTATTGCCGCCGATGTTGCGATTCCACATTGCGCTGTGCTTGAGAAAACGGCGAATTGCATAGTTCCATTGCTGTTAGTTTCCAAACTTATTCTTTGGTTTGCGGATGCCCCGACAGAAAAGAACATTTTGTCAATCTGCCCCAAAGAGCCCTCCCAATAAATCGTTCCTTCGCTTTGGCCAATAAGGCCACTAGCCCCGGTCAAAGAAATCAAATCTGCATTCCTTGTAACAGAACCAGTAGTGGTTGGGATGTAGGAGGTGGGGACGGAGCCCGTTTCTAGTTGTGCGCCCCAGCCATAAAGGACATCCGTTATGGTTCCAGCAAAAGATGGCACACGAGTATCACCACTTGAAGTTATTAAAACAGGAATTATGCCTTGGTCAAGGCCATCCTGCGTACAAGTTGCTGTTAACCTGCACCGATACCATCCATTGCCGTAATTCTCAATGCTTGCCGCCCTATTTGTGTCTGCCGTGCCACCACTTGCAACAACTGCGCCTGCTTGCAAATCAAAATTTGCATAACCATTTTGCGAAAATTTCCCACCAAAAGTTAGTTGCACATACCTACCTGCCGAGCCTGTGCCCTGTTTAAAAAACCCGCTTTGAGTGTAAATCGTGCCACTGGTGTAAGAAACCCTACTGCCTAATGTAAAAAAATTTGATTCAACAATGTGAATACCAGATGCAGCTGTAGGACTAATCGCATTGGACGTATTCGTCCCAAAGGGGTCAAGTGTACCTGTTGTACCCGTTAATGTTGTCGTATTTGTTAAAGTCCAACTTGTTCCTGTTGCCCACGTCTGCGAATGCCAGGCCAAGTTAGTCGCAGACGGCTCCACGAGCAACGCAGGACATCCTGCAACACCGCCTGTGGTATAGTAATCCAGCCTAGGGATGTTGGCATTTACTACCTCAATATTCCCATTGGAGTTAACCCTTGTGGCTGTGTCCAACAATCGACCAACCGTAAAGTCCCCCACTCCCGTGATGGGTATCTCGCTGTACAATTTGGTAGCCTTGTACCGATAGGGGACAACAACAAGCGACGGATTCTGCATTAGTCTGTGATGCTTATAAGGTTAATGAATCTCGTCTGAAGGCATTGATATGCCGCTAACTCCGCAGGTAAAGCCGAATCTGCGTCAGCCCTCAAGTTATACGCAACCCACCGGGGATCATCCAGGTCAAGTTCTTGGTAAAATGTCGTATACGCCCTGCGACCCCTTAGGGCTCTGCCGTTAGGCTGACCCTTAACCTTCATAGGCGTCCGTCGTTAACTCAATTTGAAACTGCTGAGAAGCGGCAGGGGTAAACCCACCCCTAGCCTCTAAAATGCCCACAAAGGTTCCACGTCCCGCTAACTCGCCACGAAATGCTGCGCTCTGAAAACAAAGACGCTCCGTGTCCACGATGCTGAATGTGGATCCCGCCGTTGACACCCAGGTCGTCAGGTCAATAAACCCAACATACTTGGATGCATCCGCGTAAAGAATGCTGATAGCCACATTATCCCCCACCGTGGTACCTGCAGCGATGGTCTGCCCAGATGCAAGGGTGTAGAGATGAAGCCTTAGAGCCGCAGTAAAGCCCGATGCATTCGTAAAGAGCTTACACTTGGTTACATAGCCGTTGCCATACATTGTTTCGCCAAGTCCTAGGAATACCGAGCCAGTATCGGTTGTACCGGTGGTCGTACAAATCCTGTCCCCAATGCTGTAAGCAGTGGCATTGTCTGGCCGTGTAATTGTTACTGTCGCAACACGTATCATAATGAGTTATTTAATCACTCATTCAACAAAAAAGCAGACTATGCCGTTCGCAAGCACCCAAAGTAAAAGCCCCCACCCATCAAGACCCGACTGAAAACGAAACCAAAAAGGCCGGGACTGAAAGGCAGGGGCTGAATATCCGTGCTACTGATGCAAATATAGTACCGCTTTACGCAGTTTTGGACTTGTTTTGACAAATATTTTTGTAAATCTCTACCCTCTTGGGGAATACTTTCTTGTAATCAAAGTCCCTCATGATCGTTTCATGGAGGTTCCTGGCTAGCTCATCACGCATGTCCTTGTCGTTGATCAGCATCTTGGTGTACCGGTACCAGGCATTGGACTCCTTCTCACCAACAAGTAATCCGTTGACATTGTGCTTGATAACGTCTTCGTACTGAGGCATCTTGGAGCAAATCAAAGGCTTATGCATATAACCTGCTTCAACGCACTTTAACTCAGAGCGGTAGTGGTTGAACTTGTCACCACGAAGCGGTGCATAACACACATCCACCTCGTTGTACCCATAGCCATACTCATAAACGCTCATAGCGTTAATCCTGGCGTAGTTCTTATTCTGATACCCGTTGGTAAAGACATTCTCGTAAAACTGATAGGCCGGGTTGTCGTTCCAGCCGGCACAGACAAGCAGGTACCGATCATTAAGCGACCGATCCCGGTACAGCGATTTCATAGACTCAGCCATAAGGGCAACGTCCGGGATGTGCTGTGCGCCCCCGAACCACCCAAACCGAACCTTCTCAGACTCCGTAGGACGGGCTACAAACGCATCAATGCCCTCCGGGTAGGGGACATTGGACACGATGCTCACATTCGCGTTGAGAGGCTTTATACGCTCTTCAAGGTATGAAGTGGTACAGAACACATGGTCAACACATTCAATGCTCTTAGCGAGCTTGTGAGGCAGATTCTGGGTCTTGTAGGACTGGTACATGTGGTGGTCCGATGGGAGCACCCAGTAGTCGTCATAGTCCAAGATAACCTTGGCACCATGGGATCGCAAAGTGTTATAGAAGTCTTCTATCTCCTTGTCGGTTCCGAGGACAAGGTTCCTTGAAGCAAGGAAGATGTCTACCGTTTGGACATGCTCGTCCTCAAGGCTTGGTATCTCCTTGAAGTTCGTCAGCAGGAAGTCCTTCTCGTGTTCCTTCTGGAGCCACAGGTTGGGCATCGCCAACCGGTACAGACTCGCTCCCGTTTCCTCCTGGCTGAATATCGTCCCCAAGTGTATCTTTCCGTCCTTCATTTTTCTGAATCTGCCCCAATAACTCCAAAAACTTGTTTTGGTTCGGAGCGAGTTCAGACCATCCGGTCTTGATATACTTGTAGGCTTGCTTTACCAAGTTGTATCGCGTGGAGTGCTTCCCCTGCTTGGGATCCTTCTTGCCCCTTAGATACTCCTTTATCAACTTGTTGGCAGAACGACGTTCCTCGTGGAACATGTCATAGGCCATTCCTTCGGGCCTTTTGTGCATTATGTTAAAATTTGTCTCCATTTAGGTATTTATTTTTTACTTTGAACTCTAATGTTGCTGGGTCTAGTCCGGAAGATTCCATCATCAACGTGTTGCTATCAAAGTTATAAACTACATTGATAGTTTCTCCCGAATCTCTTTTATCAAATAACCTTAGGTAACCCAAATCATTCCTATAAACGATATCGTCACCATTGGTTCTTTCGTTGTCAACAACCAGACTGCACGAAACAAAGATATCTGCGTTGTCATAAATCTTACCACTACCCCGTAAGTAGGGAGTCAGATCCCTCGTGTGCTTGGGGACATCCTTGGTCACGTGGACCAAGGCGATAATGGGGATGTTCATCTCGTTGGCCAAGTACTTCAGCTCACGGGTATGCTTCTCCGCAGAATCCTTCTCTCCTCCCGTGTCCATCATCATAGAAAGACCATCAACGACAAGCATATCAATGCTGCCATAGGCGTTCTCCACCTGCTCAATGATGCTACGGTAGTGCCCCGAATTAGCGGCCAACTTGTAGTCCACGATGATGCGCTTACTGAAATCGTCCTTCAGCATCTCTTGGACCTTCCTAGTGGCCTCCTCTTGGTCTAAGGCGTAGAGTTCCTTGAACTCATCCCAAAGTTTTCTAGATGCAAATCCCGATCGGTACATATTAACACTCCGCTTGAGGAACTGCGTCTTGGACATCTCTTGGTTGTTGTAGATACCCCTCATGCCCATGCGAGCATTGTTGAAGAGAATCTCTTGGGCGTAGATGGATTTCTTGGTTCCGCCCTGACCGGCAATGACAATCAACTTGCCCTTTAGGTCACCACGAATCAACTCGTTGAACTCATTGAACACCAAGTCGTAGTTGCCACTCTTCTCGTCCAAAGCGTTAAGGATGTCGGGGATTTGCTCATGGAGAGCAAACCAAGTCCTCACGCCCGTGTCTGCCGTTGCTTTGGCTTTAGTACGGCTCTGAGCAGAACGGACCAGGTTGTAGAGTTCTTTGTCATCCAATGGCGCACCGGTGGCGATGTTGATGCCCGACACAATCCTTAGGATGTCCTGAAACTTGAGTTCGCTCTTGTCAAACAAGGCACAAGCCTGCTTAAATAGGGAGTTGTTTCTCTCCCCGGCTGAAGGCACGGAGAAGAGCCCTTCCTTGTCCATGGGTTTACGATCGGAAATCTCGTGGCTGAAGTCATCCACATAGCTGGAGTACTCCCAAGCCTCCACCAAGTTCTTGTTGGGCCTTGCGGAGCTAATCTCCGCATCAAAGCGGAAAATAGGACTGGGAGACTCGGCATAGAAGGAAATCTCCTCAATGCTCTGCACGATGAAGTCTTCGTACTTGACACCGCTCTTGTACAAACCGCTGTCCGGATGGCGAGAGTTGATAGCACGGAAAGCCCTGTTGGGGTTGTAGATGCCATGGTCAACGCTTGAGATGCCCTCCGTAAGGGTAAAGACGAGTTTCTTTATCTTGTCCGGCAAGTCTGCCGATGGCTTAAAGCCACCGAACAGGTTGGAATGCAGCCCTACGTGGAAGCCTTTCTTCCCGGAGAAGCAGATGTAAATCTGCTTGGGATCGACAAGGTACTCCGATATGAGCCTTTTGACGAAAGCCTTGGACTGATTGAATGCTTCTTCAACATCGGCATTGTCAATGTCCACCCAAACGATGTTCATATAGAACTCCCCCCGGTAGCCCTTCACGGAGCCATTGACCGAAAAGTGGTTCCGGATAGACTCCCCGTACTGAAACAGGGAGGTGTAGCGTTCGTGGTCGCAGGATTCGTACCCTATGTCCTCAAGGTGAACAATTCGGGCGTTCTTGTTTCGGCTCTGAATAGAGCCATCGATTAGTTCTGTGTACATTTGGTTTCGTTTTCACAAAGATAATCAATACGGACGAGTGCAGGCGTAGAAATCAGAAATAACGGAAACTCGGTCCGAGCCAGGGGAGCCTTTCTTGTTCTCCTGAATTCGCTGAACTGATAAGTCCATCCAATAACCACCCAGTGGTTTGGGTTGCCTACCACGTTCCACGTGGAACCCTCCGACTCCCCCATCCCATTCCTCTTTGTAGGTCGCAGTCCTAAGTTGGTTCACATAGCGTTGCAGAATCAACTTGTTTCGAACGTCAAATCGATGCACCACGTTGACGTGGTGATACAACTCATGGACGTGCCCTTGCCAGGTGCAATCATAGCCTTCCACCATAGCGAGAATCCGCTGATCTGAAATTACTCCGCGTGTGACCTGGCCTCCGCCTGCACTCCCATGAAAATAATGCATAACGAAGCAAGTCGTCTTGGGCTTTGTCTGCGACCTGTACTGCATTGATACAGAGACAACACCGCCATAGCCACCCACCTGCATGTTGGAGCCGTAAACATGGTTGGACATGTCAACAAAGCGCCGAAGGATGTCGGTTTCTTGGTGCTTGATAATGCCGGTTTCGTGGTTCCCATAGCCAATCAAAGCTATGTTATGGACATACGGCGCAAACCACTCTACAGCCGTTTCCACGATGGAGTCCAGGTACCGGGCGTTGTTGTGCTCCGGACGGATGTCGTCCTTACTCCTGCGTGGATCTCCCTTCCCTTGCATGCAGCATAGCATATCTCCGTTGATAATGATGATGGCGCCTCTTTTGACGGCTTCGTCCAGGTGGTTCTTCAGCAAATCCCTATCGCAATGTGGGTTGTCCCAGTGCAGGTCAGAGATCAGGAGGAATTTCTCGGATGCGCCGACATTAATTGAGTGCACGTTTCTGCCGTGCCTTACGATGTCAATCTTTTTCTTTTCCATTTTTATTGGTTGAATTTGTCTGAATAAGGATCTATTTGTGATGACAATCTATGGGTCATGCTTTGCTCATACATATCGGATACATATGTATTGTTTGATAGGGATTGATTAAGTTTAATCCAGTGATTGACGATGACTCTGACACCTGCATACGATGGCAAAATAACCGTGTCAAGAATCCCCTCAAGCCAAACATGATCGTTTATTCTGCATTCTTTTGCGAAATCAGTAGCCGGAACTCCGAAGACGGCCACCTTGACATAATTTAGTTTGTTCTTTGATGTCACCCATGCCAACGTAAAAAACACACAGCCACTTTTTAGGGCAACTTGGTCCACAATGTTTCCTTTAATGGAAACATGGTTTGTAAATATACTCATCCGAATAGACCTTTATCTTCTTTGGTAGCCGGCTGTTCGCCGTGATACAAATGTATTGGTTTGTCCTTGCCAACACTAGCGCAAAACCAATTAACCCAATCCTCGTATTGAGGAAGATGCTTATACCAAGATAGGTATTTGGGAGTCTTTTTGTGAACGCGATAATACCCTAAAACCATATCCTTAAATTGATCAGGAATGAGCATAATAATGAACTTTTCAGAAGAGTAAATCTTCTTCTTAGGCAAATTCTTGTTGGGATCCCCAACATCTATGTACATATTGTAATGCTGATTGCTCATTGATTTGGTTTTTTTCTATTTGACTTTTTCTTGACATAATCTATGCCGTAACTCTTTGCTCTACTCATAAGTTTATCTCTGAGTATTCCCCTCGCCCTAAAAAGCCTTGACTTAATCGTCCCCTCCGGTATTGACTTAAATTCTGCAACCTCACGGTAATTGTAACCGTATATGTCAATGAGTATCACGATGTTTTTGTACTCAAGATCCAAAGACTCAATGGCTACAACAAGTTCTTCACTTAACCCGCTATGATCTTCCGGGCTAGTGTTTGTGAATAGGTCCGTTTCTTCTGAGGCGAAGGCATCAATGGATGAGTCGCTGATATCATCAATTAATGTTTCTGAATTTTTTGACTTTTTTCTGTAATTGTTTATGAACGTGTTCTTGGTTATTCTAACCAGCCACCCTTTCATATTGGTTCCACCAACAAAACTATCATGAAAGCGCATTGCTTTGATGAAGACATCTTGCCTCAAGTCGTCTGCATCAGATCGATCAGGACAAAGCCTAAGACAGCAATTCAAGAGGAATTGGGAATGACTAACCAATTCATCAAGAAATTGCTGACTAGGCGCTTTATCCATTGTGGTCTTTAGGCGTTTGAGGGATTAGGGATTGAAAAGCGGCTCATCAATTCATCAATAATTTGTGAGGCCCTTGTCTTGGTTATTCCTCCCTTAATCTCTTTGATTACATTCAACTTATCGTCCGAAGATGGCATAACTTTTACGAGATCTCTAAGCGTATTTATCTGATCCGGTGTAGCTATGCCGTCATCCTTCTTCGTTACGATATTAGACGATTTCGCTGTAGCAACTGCTTTGGATGGGGCTTTATTTGAGCCCACATCCCCAGAAGGCTTACCGCTCTGAAATCGTACCTCGCCATCCTGATCCTTGGCGACGAGGTTGGAAATCTTTTGGTTGGCATCACGCTCAATGGCCCAAGTCCAATCACGCAACTTTAGGTTGTAAGTCTGTTGAGCACGGCCATCGGCCCGGACCTCAAACTCATTTGGCTTCAGTTTGACTTGGATTAAAGGGAAGTCGTAGAGCTCACGACCAATACCCCAAGCGAATCCGGCTCTCTTCTGAGCGTCTGATGCTTGGCCTTTCTCCTTCTCGGTATTGCTTTCTACGCCCACATCCCACTTCCATACCCACTGCTGAAGAGCTATCACATAGACACCAATGCCGCAGTACAGGTTGCCATCAATGACCTTGTAGTCCTTCTGCCATAGCCCAACACCGGCGACTTCGTCTAGGATACGCATATCGTATCGAGCATCCTTGTAGGCCAAGATGGTGGCGTATCCGCCCTTGTTGATGGATTGAACCCGGAAGTCAATGTCTTGAGCGTTCACGGGTTGGTTGAGGTTGGTTAAGTTTTGCATGGTTTTTTGGTTTAGTTTTACAAATGTAATGATGTTTTCGGTTAATTGGTTAATATTTCCAAGGAAATTCCCACAAGCTTGTAGCGCAGTTCCTCCTTGGGGCCATCGGTGGACTCCACTTTTAGATTTGATATAGCGTTTTCTATGGTGGCCCTATCCACGGAGAACGGAAGCAGCATCGGTATGGGGGATATCATTAGTTGACCGGTGCCAATTCCAATCCAACTCTCTCCATCCTCGGTCATAAGGGCTTGGTAGTGCTTTTTCATTGCGGTTGATTTATGAATGGGTTGTCGGACCACTTATCCAACTGGTCTGGACCAATGATGTTTAAAGTCTCTTCCCTATTGTTAAAAAACACCTTGTACTCAAAGAAGGTGTTTTGGTGCTTTATAGCAGGAGCATCCAAGGGCGTTTCCCTTTTCTTTAGGACACCAACACCCTCGTCAATACTCAAAGTGCAAGCGTCAATGTCAAGTCTATTAGCCCTAGCGTGATAAAAAGCCTTCCATACAGTTCCATTCCAATTCTGCCCCCAATAGTCCTCAACAAGTCTCGCAATATTGTTTTCAAAAAGGAAAGGGTCGCAATCGTGCATCACCACAAAACCTACTGGAGCCAAATGTTCCAATGAGTTGTTGATGTCGCGATACACTTGTTCTGCTAAGTGAAGGCCATCAATAAAGATGACATCCCACTCGTAGTGAGCAGGAAGCTTGAGCTTCTTCCGATTTAGTGAAGAGAAAAAGTCATCCGATGTCATTTTGAATTCGGCCATATTTACTTGGGCCTCTAGGCCAGGATCAACGGAGTGTTTTGTTTGACATTTAATTCTGTCAAAACAATCCTCAACATTCCTTACGCCTATCTCTAAGTATTTTTTGAATCCAAACTTTTGAATCAAAAAATTAATCGTGTCTATTCTGCTTTTTATTTCCATTTGTTTTCAAGTATTATCATTCCGTTTTCGTCCATTTGCTGTCCAGGTATTTGGTAACCGTTGTAGATTTCCCCGGCCTTAATCCTCTTGATGTTCTGAAGCCCCAATTGGTAGAGCTCTCTGCCAGACTCAATGAGGTGATCAGGAACCCGGTAGAACTCATGGTTGAATGGCGGTGTATTGGAAACCGCTAAGATACACGAAGCCTCAATTGGTATGCCGTACTTATGCATGATGTCTACCGCAACAGCCCTTTGGATATGGTATTTGTACTTCAGGAACTCGTACCAAAATCCCTTCGGGTCAGCGGCCTTGGTGCTCTTTACGTCAACATCCATCACCCCAAAATAAGCATCCGGCCTGCACTTTACGGCAATGCCTTCAAAGAAGTTGTCGTCGTAAAAGGAAACCTCTTTGTAAGCCGGCGCCACAAAGTCCGTGAACCGGTTATCGTAGATGAGCCTCTCTCCAACGATTTGGATGGCATTCCAGTCATCCTCCTCAAGGAGTAACTTACCGGCATGGAGCTCAACCAAGGCTAATTTCTTGTCCTTGTTGACCTTGACAACCCAGGAGGAAGACGGATCCTCCTTGTCGGAATCGCTCAGGCACCAATAGGTGTTGTCAAACTTCTCCGGCTCAAGTATAGCCATGTGGAGCGCTGTACCAAAGCTTTGAGCCTTGGTGTTGCCCTTGTTGGCCTTCTTGAACCATACATAGTCGTTGTCTGACTCAATGGCCAGCTTGATGGTTGACGCACTTTCGTAGTGCGTCTTTGACAGGTACTCCTCATGGGAGTCCTGTATTCGGGTTATTTGGTTCTTTTTCATTTTGATTCAAATATAAAGCCAATTCCTAAGAATCGGACTTTTTAACAAAAATACCGTTCACGGTGCTTCCTGTTCGACTCATGATTTCCTCATAGGCCGTTTCAAGCGCTTTAACGATGTCTACTTCGCGTTGCTCTGCCAGGATAATTAGCGTTACCAGGACGTCTCCAAAGCCATCGTATTCAGCCAGGCGATTGGACTTTAGGATAGCTGATCCGAGCTCTCCGAGTTCTTCTACGACCTTGATGAACTGCACCGAGTGGTTGGACATCTTCAGGAGGTTCCTGTTCACTGCCCATTGGAGTACTTGTTCTTTTAGTTGTTCAAATGTTTGGTTCATTGTTTTTTGTTTTGGGGTTTGGTTGGTAAGGTTATAGGCTGACGCTGGGGGACTTTCGGTAAGACCAGAGGCTGACGATTTGTGTGGGCGAACTTCACAAATAAACGAGCTATCGGCAACCCTAAGCGACTACCCTAATTTTGACGGTGGAGTAGTTGTTATCTTCATATACTTTCTAAGTATGTATTGTAGCTTACTCATTGAGGTTGATAACCCTTCTATTTTTGGCGGAGCGACATCCCTCATATCTGTTCCATCTTCAATTACACTTTCTGCTTCTGCACAATCCCAGCAAGCACCTAATCTTAAATCTTGCGTTCTACCGCAGCAAATACATTGTCCTGTCATTTTGTTTTTATTTTAAATTGTTAATAATATTAATTCCGAAAGAAGGGCTGACGATTATACCCGATTGCGTATAGTTTTTGCGTTTTTCTATACATTATACCCGAACGCGTATAAATTTTGGGATTTTCTATACATTATACCCGATTGGGTATTAAACGTGGGTTCGTGTTTCCGAATCCCAAATGGCACTCCATTTAAAGTCCTCCCAATCAGATTTCCACTTTTCTTTGATTTTTGCTTCAAAACATCTGGCCTCTTCCAAGGTGTCGAAGTCCTCCTGAAAATCATTCATCCCTCCTTCAGGATAATAGGCATCACCTGCAAATACTAAGAATCGTTTCATCATTGCATATCATTTGTGTTTGTAGCCAACAAACGATTTCTTTCTCCATTTAACCAATCTTTAGGCGACATACCACTATTGGTAAATTCTTTTGAATTAAGCATATCCAATGCTATTTCAAGTGCGTGTAATTGATACTTTTTATCAGCAATCAATCCATCTAAATATTCATAAAAAGCCATTTGAGCCTCATATTCTGCTTCTGCTTGTGCAGCGCATCCTGCTTCGGATTCCCATTGTTCTTGTGTCATTTTATTTAGGTTTTAAGGTTTGGTTGGGTTCACGAATGAGCGAGTTAGTGGCAAGCACTAACTCTGTTTTTCAATTCAGCCTTGTAGTCGTAAAAATTAAGTTGTCTTTTTGCGTCTTCGCCATAATAAGTCTCTTGGTCATACCACATATCTTCTGCACACGAGCCACCACCCATTCTTACGGTTAACCCTTCTTTGGCTTTACGTTCAATCCACTTAAGGATATTTTCCAAGTGACCAGTTTCTAAATCAGACAACTTGATTTTTTTGCCGTCTTTTGTCTTATGAAATTTCATTTTACTTTAGTTTCATAGGTTTAAGGTTTGGTTGGTTTTACAAATAAGCGAGTTACCTGCAAGCCTATGACATCTGCTCCGTTAAAACCTCTTTCAACTTTGCAAAATTTTCATTTGAGCAGTTGACAATAAACAATTCAAGCATAGACATTGGGTCTGTAAAACTGTCTTGTTCAAAAATTTCGCCCATTGCAGTATCAGCATTGGCACAGTTTAAATCTTCAGGCGTATATCCAAACACCTGTAAAATTTTGCATTTTGTTTCTTCTGTTGTCATTTTATTTAGGTTTTAAGGTTTGGAATAACTGATACCTCCCACACGAATCGGTCAGGGTCTTGATCTGTGGCCCGAATCCGTTTGAACGGGATAGGACATACTCGCAGGAATCACCCTTGGCCCGGACCTCAATCACCTTCCAAGGGCGGTCGTTGGTGCAGGCGGTCAGGAGGAGCATTAGGAGCGATAGGTATCTCATAGTGTCCAAATTAATGTAAGCATGATCAAGATAAAGATGGCTGCAGCAATTCCCTTGCCGATTTCAATGAGCAGGTCAATGATGTTTCCGGTGTTCATCTTGTTTCATTTGATTTGATTTGCAGCCAGGAAGGGAATTGGTCTAGCAAGAGAGTAGGCTATGCGCACTTGCCGTTTGAAGGACATCTCTTGAACTTTACCAATTCCGCCACCTGACTGCTTTGTTATTTTATTAAAGGTTGGATCATCCAAGCCAAAGCAACTATTAACGTAATTAAAAGCAAACCAATATACGACATAATTGCAAGGTAGTATAGGGGGTCAGTCCAAAAATCATGCCAAATTGTTTTTAACTTATTTTTCATTTGTTTTGTTTTTAGTTGACAATGAATGTGTAAATATAAAGCATTGACAGCCAACATTGTATGCTTTTTAAAAAAAAATTATTCCTCCGGATTTAGACCAATGAACAGTTCATCCCTATACCCTTTCTCTTCTTCTATGTCAAGAATTGACATTCTATTGGACTTGAACGACTCTTTGTAGTATTCCGGATTGGGAACTGAAGCCTTCATGCCGGCCTCAAAGGCCGCATGAATGGCCCTAGACTCTCTGTTCAATAAGATCTGAGCCTTCTTAATGAACGAATCCTTCATGCTCTTGGTCGGGAAGTCCTCAGACCAATGGTGAATAAACAACAGCATCTCGTACATAGGGCTCGTGCCAGGCGTGTTGAACATAACGTTGTTTTCTATCTTTTCCATGTTGCAAATATAGTTGTCATCAAGTTGAATCCGCCCCCTTATTGGTTTAGAATTTTAAATTGAATGCCATCAACCACGTATCTCCGGAGGCGGATCACGAAACCAATAAAGGGGTTCCGAAGGCGTTTGCTGAGGGACTTAATTTGCCTGATCCAAGCACTGGGGTGGTGCAAGTTTGGCTGTTTTTGGCAATCAGACACAGCAGAACTGAAATCTCCTATATTTTCTGCAAATCTATAACCGTGTTTTTCGTTTTTGTACACCATATTTCCCGAGTAAGGCTTAAAAAATCTTTTTATACACAATATTGGCATACTTAAAATTGGGTGTTTTTATCCCAACATCCGCACAAACGGACTTTATGTATGGTTTTCCGTCCTTGTATTTGTGAATAACTTTTGTCTCCATCTGTCCGTCTACGAAGTCGGTTTTAATAAGTGGAGAGCACGAACATTTGCAAATTGAGTGGTTTTCGCTTATGTCATCAAGGGGGATCATATGAACTATTCGCATCTAGGGGAGTTAATTGGTTTATGGAACAAGATACTACTTATGGGAAGGCAGATGTCGTTTATAGCCTAAATCCGGATTTTTCTGTGGAAGAATCCGTGATTGAAGAGATCAGGAAGAGGAGCCAAGTTGGATTCAAGAAATACGGCAAGACCATGACACGGACCGACCTTTCGGTCCGGGAATGGTTACAGCATGCCCTTGAAGAAGCCTTGGACCTGTCGGTATACCTGAAGCGCGTAATTATGGAAATGGATGGCAAGATTAAGCCTTGAACTATGCCAAAAGGCGTCCTATCCATTGGTGTCCATAAAAGACTACATATCAATTTACAAGGAAAAATACCAAGCATGGCTTAAAGAAAGTCAAGTAAGAGCCCTTATAAAAAATGACAAGATTGATTATGTGAAACACAATGACCGCATATACGTGGTCATTAATCAAAGGTCTATGGAAGGCTTGAGTACGCCGAAAAATGCCCGAATTCGCATCAAGAAATCGCTGAAAGAGAAGACTCGCTGGGGCTTAACGGATCGCAGGATGTAGATGTCCTGAGGAGCTGCAGGAATGCCTCCAAAGTAAACCTTCAGCATGTAGGTCACAAAGGGTATCCGAACCTTAAACGTGGTGCAAACGCCGTTTATGCAAACCGAAGCGTTGTTGCCTTGGTTTGAAATCAAGCAGTCAACCACATCCCCGGGCTTTACGATAGTGGACTTTCTTATCTCCCGAACGCCATTCACATACGAAGTGGCGTAGAGCTGAATGGCCTTGCCATCCTCCGTCGGTAGCCAACAGACGCGAACAGAGTTCCGCTTGTGGTACGGCATACCGGATATCCCCCAAAGCTTGTTGATCCCATAGATGTACCCCTCAGTGGGGTACAAGCAACTTTGCGTGAAAACAAAGGAGCGCTTCCATATTGTCCCCATTGTAGGGAGCATGGGGTCGTTCAATGGCCAGTTCTGACCCTTCTTTATGACGATTACTTTTTGCATAGGATGTTGTCTAATTAGTTAACAAAATTGGGGAATTGAGTGTTGCACTACCGGTGGATGATGATTGGTATCGCCTTTCCAATTGGTTGCTTGACAACGGACTGCTCGTCCTTGTAAAGACCATGGCAGACTCTACCGTCAAAGAAGGTGTAGTACACAATGCGTTTGTGGGAGAAAAGATCCGGAAGCAGAGTTGACTCTATCTTGATGATCGTCCTGGATATTCTATTGTCAACATCGCTGAGGCTTGAAATAGTATTATAGGCATGCATGGCAGAAACGTGGTCCGATAGGCCGAACTCCTCGGATATTTTTTGGTAGCCAATTTCCAAATGTTTCCGGCATAGGTACATCGCTATGTGCCTGGGCTCTACGTTGTGCCTCTTCTTGCCGGACTTAGCGTTCATGACTTCGGGATCGCATCCGTACTTTTCGCATACGGATTTCTTTACTTTATTTACAAGTTCTACAATTTCTTCGTATCGTGGCATATTGCTTATTTGTTTATTATTTTTTCTATTAGTTGAATGCGTTGACCAATCCACCGCATAACCGGCACGGCCATTGAGTTACCGCAAGCCTTGTACCTCGGTCCATCGGGGCATTGGTCGGCTTCCTTGTTTCGGTAGGGAATCTTCGTCCAATCATCGGGGAATCCTTGTAGGCGTTCGCACTCCTTGGGGGTCAGCCTTCGGATAGCCATTAAGTGCAACACGGCTCCAATATGCTCGGTGTCTGATTGTGAGCGAATGGTTTGCGTGGTGTGGTCGTTTGTGGTGTAATTGTAGGTGTCCACGGCTATCGGTTGGGCAACGACATCTCTCTCCCCAAAATTAGCAGAACCACATCCCTTGAAATAATTTGCGTCAATCGTTCCTGCTATATTTCCATTTATTCCTATCGGTTGAGCAATCTGCTGATCCTGCATTGTGCTAATCGTAAACGCTTGCTCTTCTTGACCGAGATATCCTTTTCCTCCACCTTCGCATCCACCACGAACCTTGAAGGCTATCGGTTGGGCAACAACATTCGTGCTTCGTACATCTCCAACATCAAAGCAATTTATCGTATTGGCCGTTTCATCCTTCTCCCAGGTTTCAAAGTCGCTATCGCTTTGCGCTCTTCTCACTTTACGAAATGGTTGCTGAAGTATAGCCCCAAAGTTATCCTTATCCGGCATCCGTTGTGCGCCATTCGCATTCTGCTTGGTTAAGGTTCCTGCAACTTGACTTCCGTCCCACCAACTGCCTGCCTCTCCAACGCTTCCTTCAGCATTGGCGGTAACTTCTTCCCTCTTTTTTCTGCTCGGTTTAGTATTCCCTTGCAGGCTTTCTCGCTCAAATAGAACCGCTGCGGCAACTCGCCAGTCTCCAAGGTATCCGACAACAAACACTCTTCTGCGTCTTTGGGCGACTCCGAAGTATTGAGCGTCAAGAACTCTGTATGCGAACCCATACCCGAGTTCCCCCAACGCCCCGAGGAAGGTGCCAAAATCTTTTCCTCCGTTGGACGACAATACACCGGGGACATTTTCCCAGACGATCCACTTGGGACGGAGTTTATCAGCGATTGAAAGAAAGGTAAGCATGAGGTTCCCTCGTGGGTCATCAAGTCCCTTGCGAAGTCCTGCGACGGAGAAGGATTGGCATGGGGTTCCCCCCACGAGAAGGTCAATTGGTCGTTCATCTGCGATTGGGTTTTGGTTAATGGTTGTCATATCTCCCAAGTTAGGAACCGTTGGGAACCGGTGTTTCAGCACATCCGAAGGGAATTGTTCAATCTCTGAGAACCATTGCGGCTCCCACCCGAGGTTATGCCAAGCGACTGTAGCCGCTTCAATGCCTGAGCAAACTGATCCGTATTTCATTTATTTGGTTGTTTGGTTAAATTTTCCCTTAAATTAAAACGGGGAGATAATTCCCCCCGTTTTTAGCATAAAAAGCAGCCATTCCTTTAGAATGGCATATCATCATCAACACTTTCCGCTTGAGATGGAGCCGATTTTTTGGTTGGAGTCCATTCATTAAGTGAGGCATTGTGAGTGTGTCCGTACTTGTCTGGCTGATCAAGTTCCCAGCAGTCAATGGTTACATACCCTTTCTCGTTCTTGTGGTTCTTGAGGAACTCAGAGAACTTGTCTGCCTGGATGTTCACGCTGAAGACAGACTTCGTGTTGATGATTTTGGCCCTTACTTTAAAGCCATCAGCAAATGTTTTTTGTGCTTTCATTTTTTTGGATTTTGGGGTTTAGTTGTGCAAATATAATCATTAATCTTTCTTCTTGTGCTTTATTGACAAATTAAAAAATCTCAAACACATATCATCAAATCTCAAAGGCTTTTTAACCTCTTGCCCATTGTACCTGAATGTGCAATCCCATACGTCTGTTTCCAATGCGTCAGGATCCTTGATTAGGTTGACGATCTCTTTCTCGCATTCAAGCATAACTCCATCCTTGACATACATCCTCCTCCTAATGGATCCCTCCTTTTTTGATGAGACTAAATACTTGTACATATTATCGTGGTAACCTCTTGAGCCATCATTCATTTCTTCATTCTTTTAAATCTTGAAAATAAAACAGATTCTTCAACGCACATCTTATACTTAATCATTAAGTATCTTCTTACGGCGTTCAGAGGCTTGCCTGATTTAGCGGCCACCTCTATGATTGAGTCAATTATGTCTTTGGGTTGCTTCATCATTTTGTTTGGTTTAATTGTCGGAAACGAATTGATTTAAAAGTAATTCAGTTACACCATCCGGTATGTCTTTAATTGATAGTGGCGAGCCATTAACCTTGGCTTCTAAGATTTGAAAGCCACACTTTTGCATTCCGTAGATAGTCATACTCTCTGACTTTTTTATCACGATATCAAATTGAAGTCCATCCCATAGGATGTCAACTGAAAGTGTGTTGTTGTCTTTATTCATTCTTGAAGAATTTTGTTTTAACAAGGTGGGTCAATATTTTGTACCAATCATCCTTTTCTAGGCAGACAACCGATCCAAGTCTGTTTCTTTTGTGGAATACGGTCCTAATCTTATCCCTAGGCATATTGGATATTACTTGATGAACACCTGGGGACAATCTCTCAACGGCTTTGCATTGGATGTGATATGGCAATCCAACAAGGTCAACACCGGCATCGTCCATTCTCTTTGATTCATTCCTTGATGTAAATACATCCTTAAAACCTAAATCAATGTGATCGTTTTTGATGGACAATTCGTAGGTGTTACCCTTCGCTCTTGGTGACTTTATTTTCTTGGCCATTATAGAATCATTTTTAGAATCCTCTTAAACAATGAAACCGGAATCCATTCTCTTGATGAAACGCTGTACATTTCTTTAGCGCCTCTAGACTTAGCGTATCTTTCGGCATCCGCTATTGACGCGAAGTGATTACCCCAAGTGACAATTGACTCATTGCCAAATGGCTCAAGTATGACACAGTTAAACTTGGTTCCTTGTAAGTCGGTTATAGCGTGGATCGAGCAGTAATTCAGAACCGGATACCCCCACTTGGATGGCCCTCTTGTTTTTACCACGAATCCTCCATTAACCTTAACTCCATTTGATAGGTATGCTTTCATTGTCCTTATGTTTTTTGAATGTCGGTTATGTTTATTGAGTCTAAAAGGTTGTCGTAAATCAACTCATCTTCGTGCGTATACAGCTCAATGGTTGGTCTTGGGAATGGCGGTTCGGGAAACAATTGCTCAAGGGTAAGGTGAAGATACTCTTCCTTTTTGCCAGAAAGTTTTGACGATGGTCCGCTAAGGGCATCAATCGCTTTTTGGTTGGCTTCCTCTTGGCTGTCGGCCTCAATAGAGAATCGGACTCTAATCCAAACCTTGTATTGTTTGTCTGCGTAAAATGGGTGTTGCATAGCTATGTTTTAATGTATACAAATATAGTCACTTTTCGCCATTGCACCAATAGCGTTTGCTGATACGGGATTGGGCTTAGACCGCCCAATTTTGAGCGAGTCATTCTCTTTTTCCAACTCTATTATTCTTTTTTCCATACATCTTATTCTTTCTCTTTGAAATTCAATTAGCGAAGTAGCGTGTGATCCTGTTGGGTACGTTGGCATGGTTTGTTTATTTAAAGGGTTACGAAATAGGTGGAGTTAACGACGTCGCCGGCAGGGTTTATCTCAACGACCTCGGAGTATTCCTTCCAGGACTGAGCCTCTGCACCGAACTCATGTGTGTGTTCGCAGTCCATGAATGCCGACACAAAGGTGTCGCACATCTCGGACTTGTTGCTCGCTTGGCCGTACTGAGACCAATTGATCGCGAAGAATTTGTTTTGTGTTTCGTTGTTCATGGTTTAGCGTTTAGTTCCCTTGTAAGCCTATCAAGCAGCGGTTCAATTAAAGATATCTGAGCCTCAAAGCCCTCGTCAATACCTTCCTGAGTTGTAGTATCCCAATCGCCACTCAGAGCCATTTCAGCGTCTGTCTTGAGGCATCTGAGTACATGAATGGTTGCTTTTAAAAGTTCGTTGTTCATTTTGTTTGGGTTAAAAAGGGTTAGGGGGTAGGGGCATCCAGTAGAGAACTGAGGATAATTCATTTAAGGACTCCCAACAAAAAGATGCATCATCAAGCTCAGATAAACATTCTACGGTTTGATAGCCATGTTTTGTAAACACTAGAACATCTTCACCCAAAGCGGGTTTCTTTTTTTTCAATTTAATCCATTTTCTGCTACGCTCTTCTACAAGCCTAATGATTTCTTCTTGCTCCTTTTCAGTGAGCATCACATCACCATTCGAATCTCGCATCTGCTCGAAGCATGAGCGCAAGCTCCATTCGGTTTTGATTGTTTTGTTTTTCATCGGTTTGGATTAAAATGGGTTTGGGGGTAGGGGCATCCAGTGGCTGACTTCGGTTAGGAACCAAGATTGGTGTTCGTAGGACCAAAGGTGGCGGTTCTCAAGCCAGCCCATAAATTGATTCATGTCCGTTGTGAAAATCAGGACGGGTTCACCAAGTTCCGGCATACGCTCGGAACATTTAATCCATTTTGTTTCGTCGCTCATAGTTCATATTTAAAAGTCCTAAGTTAAGGAATAAAATCCACATTTGCAACTACTCAAAGGAGTGAAACTTGACGTTGTTGTCTACTACTTTGTAAATCGTCATGTGCGATTCATCCTCAATCATCTGCACGATTCTTTGTGCAAACTCGTGGAGAGTTTCGTCATCGTACAGCTTGTCAACGGGCAGATGCATACCGGTCGGTAGTCCAAGCATGCTGAGAGGCAACTTGGTTCCGTACGATGAGTGTCCCGAATAAAGGATGTGCTTGATGGAGCCTTCTACCAGGTTGGTCAGTAGGGTCATCTCCTCCCTGGCAGGGGAGAAGAGTTGAATGTGAACGATTTTGGTGATGTCTTTCATTGTTAGGTTTGGTTTAAGGTTTAATTATGTTAATTGGTGAGCTTGTTTCTATGACAACCCTAGCGCCACACGACAGTAACGCCTTGGTGTCACAGCCCGATCCGGAATACACGACCCTACTTGGGCCAAGTATCTCAACCTCGTTGCAGTACGTGTTCTTTTTGCCCTGCTTGATGGTTATGACCGGTAAGTCAGTTCCATTTACTTTATTGGAGCGTATGTGGTGCTGATTGACGTGTATTCTAGTTAAAGATTGTTTAGACATGGCTTTTAGTGGTGTTTAATTAGGATATACGGACGATTTGACGCTGAAAGTCTTTGGAATTTTGCAACATTTCATCAAGCGATGAATAGGATGGATAATCTCCGTCGTGCAACCAATCGTGCAACGAGTATTGAGTTCCTTTAATCTTTAGCATACGATAATTGGTGCCATCCTCTAAGATTATGGTTGCCCAATCAGCCTTCGGCGTGATGAATGCAACGAAACACATTGCAGAGCCAATGTTTATTTCCCCAAACCTTGATTGTTTGTAATCAACTTTCTGAGTCTTTGTCTTGGAAACAAAGTACGCCTTTATTTGCTTGGATTTAGTTGTGCTGGAAGAATGACGATGCTCTTTGTCCATCCAATCGTCTTTTAGTTCAAGCAACATTTGGTGGTTACTCATGTTGGGATCTGCGTATTCCCTGCAAAGTTTCACATCAATGACCGACCCGAACTCTTTGGTGAACTCATTGATATCGGACAACACTTTCTCTCGGAATAAAGAAAGCATGGCAGAGTTATGGAGGTTCATGTTGCGAGTAAACTCCTGCTTGTCATCTTCGCATTTGCGTACACTTGCAAGGGTGAATCGCCCATCCGTTTTCTTGGATGCGTCCTTCGCGTTGATGTTGTTGAACTCGCCAATGATTCCATCTACAAGTTCTTGTTGGGTTTTTGTTAGCATAATTGTTTTGATTTAAGGGTTAATATAAGTGATTCATAAGTGATTCATACACGAAACTTCCGTCCTTGTTGACTTCATCCAATTGCTCTTTGGTCATTGGCTTGCCATCGTAGTTTGCACTTATGATGAACGCATCGCAGAAATCGGGATAGTCCTCGGTGTCGATACCGTCAAACTCAATGTCGGATATCTTGGTGTAGTCTAAGGTTTTCATAGTGTTTGTAGTTTTTGTGAGATTAAAGATAATGCACTCTGTAGTTCTATTTGTTCTTTTGTAACTTCCCTGAATCCAAACAAGACAAGGCGCTTGATTTGATTAAGAGTCAACTCATCAAGAGATTTTGCTTCTTTGCAATGACTTACAATGGTTTTTTTTGCTTCGGGCCATTGTTCTGACCGATCAAGTTCATCCCTGACGTGATCGGGTAGTGCTGAATAGAGATTCTTTTTCATAATTGATTTAGTTTAAGGGTTAGTTTTTTGTGAGTCTCTGAAGTCTTGCAGGATGCTCTCTCTATCTCTCTCACTCATAAAGTGGAGGTGCTTGTCAATGAACTCCTGCTCGGTAAGTTCGTCATTGATGGCCCACTCTATGATGGACTCTACCTCACACTCCATGTAGTCATCCGAATCCATAGCGTACTTGCCTTCGTGGTAATCCATCTGCACGTCTTCGCCAAGTTCTCCCGATGAGGCAGTCATCCAACCGGCAAAGTCATTGCCACATTCCTCGTACTCAAGCCGCACATCAACGCCGTATATTGCGGACAAGGCAAGGGCGAACGGAGTCGCGGGACTCCAAGCCGTGTCAAAACTAACGGAGAATCCACCCAAATCGTCAGTCGGATTGAGGATGTGTTCGTCACCATTGATGTCCCACTTTGTGCCATAGGTAGCACAATTGTGGTTGTACCAATCCTTCTCATCGAATTTAGGATTCCTACCGATGAGTGACTCAAAGACCCTGTTGTTTGATGGGTCTGAGAATTTTTCAGCAATTAAGCTGAGTTTTTCTGGCGTACCTCCCGATACGACTAGAAAGTTTGAGCACCAATTTGGCATATAAAAGTTGTTCGGTATATCTCCCGTCCCAGAGTTTAGTGTAGGTTGATTGTTACATTCTTCTTGCCCTTGCCCATCGTGCCGGAGCATAGGCCGCATTTGTCACAGGTTGATTTGTATCCCGCCTCCTTGGATGCAGGACATACGACCCCCGACACGGGGTCATCCGCCCCCTTGGATAGGAACGATCGATAATCCAACTGCTCCGCCAGGCCGACCTCCGACTCGGTGTGCACGGATGCCATAAACCAAGAGCCGTACTCCTTGGCCCAAGGCTTGGCCCATTGGTGGGTGTAGCCGGTCCATACCTTGGCCACACGAGCCATTTGAGAGACCAAGGCTGCATCCATAAGGCTTGGCTCACCATAGGTGCCAAAGCGGACATACGATGCGTCACAGAGGCTTACAATGCGTCTACGCTTATCGTCATCCAAGAGGGTTACATCTTGTGGTTTGATACGCCGTAGCGTGGACAGGAATCCGGAGTATTGCAGGGCCTTATGGGTGTAGCATCCCTGTGTGAGGGATTTGTCTTTGGCCCGTTGGTTGCCTGAGAAGGGGCAGTCAAGGCAACACGATGAGTCCAGGGCAAAGAACTCCTTCATCGTGAACTTCCTCCCCGAATTGGCTAGCCGGTACTGCTCAAGGCTGAAGGTGTAGGTCTGCACGATGTCCGCATTGGAGCCGGTGATCTTCTTGTTGGAAGACGGAGACTTGGATACGACAAACAGGTTGCCGCCATCCACATATACTACTTTAGGCATAGGTTATTGGGTTAAGTACTCGTTATACTCTTCAATCTCTGCAATGAGGGCGCTCCTCACTTTGTCCATGACCTTGGGGGACATCCTCTTCACCCCAAATTCTCTGCGTACCTGGTCTTTGTTCACGAAGATCCATCCAATCTGACCGCTATCAAATGGGCATGAGAACGGTTTATGACTGATGGTGATTCCGCTATGGTCGTACATGTAGATGGGTAACATAAGGGCGATGTCGTGCACTCTGCGTAATGATTCTGCAAAGTGAGTGAATCCCCAATAATCCCCTGAATTGTAGGGGTTCCTGTCGCCAAGGATGTACCTACGATGGAAGCACAGCATGGTGCCGAGGTTCTCGTTCCACTCCCGTGGATTCATAATTTCGGTGGTTTCGGTTTCTTGATACATGATAATTGAGTTTATAGGGTTGAGGGTTGAGTGTAAAGAAAGGGGGAGGCTTTAATACCTCCCCCATTGATTGTTATTTAGATGACTTCTTGGTTGGGATCAGTACCATCACGGGTGTGCCGTCTTCTGTCCCGTCTTGTACGAGTTCCCAGTTGTAATCGCTGTCAAGGTAGAACGATCGATGGTGCGTCTCTGGGTTGCTGCTATTCTTCCTAACTTGAATGAAGCCGCCGGTGGCTGCAGTAAGTCCCAAGGATTTACAAACATCTTCTGAAACAATTCTTCTTTCCTGCCCGGATTTATTAGCATGCTCGGAGAAGTCAAAGTACTTGCTCTCCTCGGGGAAGCAGTCGGGGTGGTTCTTCTTGATCTTGGGTTTCCAAGTTGAACATGCTAATTCGTGCAGTCCACGGATGGCTTCGTCGGTAGTAGTTCCGTCCAACTTGAAGTGCTCGGATAGGTACGCCCTTTGCGGTGTAGTTGCTGCTTCGTAGTACTCGTTGAGTAACTCACGGGAGATTTGGATCTGTTTTGACATGGTTGTTTGGGTTTGGTTTGAGTTTGTGATTTGACGGAATTGTTTTAAGGTTATTTCTACAAATTGAGGATAATCATCAAGGCAGTTTGCGATGGAACCACCATAGTACTTGCTTTCGTCACGCGGATGGCCGGACACTAGGGTATAACCAACTTGAAAACGGGTGTAGCGTTCATCTGCATTGCTTCTCCACCAAGCATAGAGTTCTTTAAAGTTTTCTTCTGTGGCTTCGATGCACCAGTGTTCAGGTTGTGTCATGGGTTGTGTGTTTGTGATTTGACGGAATTGTTCGAGGGTGATTTCTTGGTAGGATGGATGCCTTTCGGTAAGGCCTTCCTCGGGACCGCCCCAATAATAACTTGAATCTGTTGGGTGCTCTGAAAGCAATATCCTTCCTTCTCTTAGGTCAGCCCATCCGCTTCCTTTAGTTTTCGTTCGCCACCACGGCTGAAGTTCTGCGCAGTTCTCTTCGGTTACAGGGATGTACCATTTTTCTGGATGTTTCATTTGATTTGGGTTTAGGGTTTAGGGTTTAGGGTTTAGGTTAGATTAGTCCTTCGTTTGCAAGGGATGTGTATCCGTCCGTGGTTAGGATTACATGGTCATGCAGTTTGATGTCAAGCATTGACAGTCCTTGCTTTACTTTCTTTGTCAAGTCTTTGTCCTGTTGCGATGGTTCTCTGTTTCCTGATGGGTGGTTGTGCACCAAAATTACGCTAGAACACAGGTCATCCACCGCGTACTTGGCGATGATCTTGGGGTCTGCCACCGTTCCCGATGTCCCACCTTGGGATATCTTGGCGTAGGATGTGACCATGCCGGCACGATTCAGCATCATGATGAACATGGACTCGTAGAGTTCAATGTCCTCATGGTAGAATTGTCGGGCGAATCTTTCGGCATCGTCTGGGCTTTCTATCTTTACCCTCACAAAGGATGAAGGCTCGGATACACAGGTGATTTGGCGGGATTTTACATAGGTTGTTTTCATATTGATGGGTTTAGGTTGATGGTTAAATTTTAGGGAGTTCGATATTGTGTTCTATCCATTCTTGGATTTCGTCCACCTCTTCGGGCGTGAAGGATTCGTACATAAGTTTTGGGTCGTCAAATTCTACCGATGAACAATTGAATGCAGGGATGTCCTCATTCGTGTATTTGCCCGAGATTTCATGGCCGTCCACATTGATGCAGAAGCGAATGGTTATCTCTGCACGGACAATTTCTTGGAATTCTTTGCTGATTTCTAACATATTGATGGGGTTGAGTGGACGATGTTTGAATTGAAAAAGTACACTATAGTAGACTTTTTATTTGTTGTTGAATTCATTAATACAAAGGTACGGCTGATGTCTCATTGTACAAATAGCATTTACCAAGATGAGCGATAATAGAAGTCACATTGGTTTTCGGGTTCCTCTTCAAGGACTTTCTCCAACATTTCTGCGGTTTCTTTGATGTCTTGGAAGTAGAACTCGTCGTAATCTGTTGACCCAAAGAAGCACCCTTCAACTGTTGGGAGTATCTCCGATGAGTGATCGGGCTTTGCGATTACTTGCCTGCATTCGTGCAGAAGGTCTCTAAGGTTGTCCCTTGACACAAAATACTCCTCGCAGTTGTCCATTCCGCCTTGGACATTTTCTACAAACCACCGGTGGATTTGGTTTGACTTACGCCACGAGTGGATTTGCTCCTCAATGTAGGATACCCGTTCGGGCTTGATGTGTGGCACGTCTACGCCACCACACTTGACGGTTACACTATGCCGTTTGTCGGGAGTCATATGGCTCCAATTTTGGACATAGGTTTTCTTGGATAGATACATGTCTAGTCCCATAGCAGATTTTGTTTGGTATATCTCCCATCCCGGAGTTTGGTTTTGTTTAAGGGTTTTGGTGAAGTTCTGGAAATATAAATACTGTGCCTGGGTCGTACCATTCGGCATGCCACCCATGTTTGGATAGCAGTTTCATAAACGACCTAAGGGTTCCTCCGTGGTAATTCTTGGATGAATCGTTGTAGTACGCAAATGCGGTTCTGCCTTTGTAGGTGTATCCGCATTCTCCACATAGCCAAATGCCGTTCTTCCACGCCTCAGTTATGTCTTTGCCCCAAAAGTCCTCCGTGGTACGGATTAGGGGTTTGTGCCGGTCATTTGGGTCTTCGGTTTGCAGGGATTCGGCCAATATGGCCATCATCGCTTCTCTTGTTTTGTTTAGGCTCATGGCTTTAGGGATAAAGGGTTGTAAGGAATAGGAATGCTCGCGTTAATGCATACAGACCAAGGATGCCGAGTGCGGCAACAAACAAGGTCTTTAGGATTTCTCTACTTGGCATCTCTTTTCGGTTTTTAGTATTGAGTTGAGTTCCTTTTTGATTCGCCTTGCATCATCGCCTCGCCAAGTTTGTGCATTGCTCAAGAAATACAGGACAATAGAGTCTCCGGAGTCAAGGCCGTAGTCGTCATAAACTGAATTCAGACTACGCATTGCATCAATGTATGGCACAGCACCAAAATAGGGGTTAGGCCAAGTCCTACGAATTTCTGCGGCTATTTCGTAGAGGGGTCTTTGGGATTGATTTGACATGGTTTTTGAGTTGGTTTAGTGAATTAGTATACTATAGTAGACTTTTATCATTGAGAAACACGAATGAATTCTGATGTCTGATTGCTGAAGCGGTGTTTCCTACGCTCCTTCCTTGATGAAACCCATTTAGGGTCTACCATTGGGATGGCCTCAAACAAGGCCTTTGGCTTTTGCCTCAAGTACTTTGTTTCGCCTCTTTGCAGATAATTTTCTGCAAGCCTTTTATCCTTTATGCAAGGATGGTCAACTAAATAAAACATATGTGGTTGATTTTGTTTTTGCCTACTTGGTATTGGCATCAGCATTCCAAATGAATAGTATACTATAGTAGACTTTTTTGATAGCATCTCTATGGTGTAGCATTCAATAATACAAAGATAGGCAAGTTTTCCCATTTGACAAATAGCATTTACTGTTCAACGGAACGCATCGCATTGGTTCGCCACTCCTTGCGAGATTTATTCAAAAAGTATACTATAGTAGACTTTCCCGGTTTTGTTTTGTTACGCTGCATCGCACCGCATCGCATATGATAGTGATAGTGACTTTTTTTCTGTACTCGATCGAGTTTTACGAATGAGTGCCAGGGAACAACAATGTGTTATGAAGGCAATTAGTTCGTATTGTGTTACGAAAGTATGGGCAAAAAAAAACCCCTTGCTTTCGCAAGGGGTCTGTAACACATTATGCGTGATTTTTTATGCTTTGTGTTACGAGTTCACGCTGAGGTTTTGTTAATTTAATGTTACCATAGTCTGTAATCCACTTCTTGGACTTTGTATCCAAGTAATGTGTTACGCCAAATGGCTGATGCCTTTTAGCATCCAACAGGATGGTAGGCATAACATTAGTTACATTTTTCAAGAACTCTTGCAGTTCGGTGGGTTCAATGTTATGTAGTTCGGTAACATATCCGCCTTTGTTATGTTTGGATATTGTTATACCTTGACCTTTGTATAACATATTAAACACAACCTCCTTGGCTTCGTTCTCTTTTGTCTCTTGCTCTTGCTCTAATTGTCTATCGTGAGACTCCAAAGCATCCGTAACATTAGACGAATTATCGTCGTCTTTTGGTTCGGTTTCTTTATTGTCTTTTGTTTTACCACTACAAAAATCGTTAAAAGTAGTGGCATCCATAACATATTCCGTAGGTGATTCTGCGTTCAATGTTATAAATTGACCCACTTTTTCGGGGTTATTTTTAACATATTTCCCCATAGTGGCGAGGCGATAGAAATAGGCTTTGCCCATATTAAATGTAACACTAATTACATCCTCCATCGTAACATCAATCTTTTTCTTCTTTCGTAACTCTTTACACTCCGCAGAGTTAAAATAGACACGGAAATCGTAACACAATTTGGATAGTTCCACCAATTTTAAGAAACGATTGTGCCTAATGTTACGAAGTTCTGTTAGTAACTTTTTAACATCAGAAAATTTCACGATGTTACGAACCGAAGGCAAAGCAACAAACAAAGAAACGGCATTCAAAACTGACTTATTCATAACAATATATATTTTGTGTTATGTTTTTGTGCAATGTTATGAGGATTTGCACATATCCGATTTATGCATTGTTATGGGAATGCATACCCACAGTCAATCCGAAAAAAGCATAACACAACTTTTTTGTGAGAACATTACTCACATTGTGTTATTTAATTTTTCAATAAGTCAAAGAACGAATCGTCGTAACACATTACGCATCCCTGCGACCTTTACTAACGATATACAAATATACAAAAGAAATTTGATATTACAAATAGCCATACAATGCAGTAAAGGGACATTTTGGCTAACAGTTTACCGACACGATGTGAGATGTGTTATGGATTACTTGTTTTTGATTGGAAAAGTATACTATAGTAGACTTTATGTAGAATGTGTTACGAAAATTGCCTATCAGCAAAGGTATACTATAGTAGACTTTTTGTAGAATGTGTTATGAAATGTAGCAAAACCCTGGATTTGCTATATGCCCACGATAGTGAATTTGTTGTTACAACAATGATTTATTTTTTCCGTATTACCTACAAGCACTAATAATTGTGTAATATGTTATAGAATAGTGTAGCAATAAAAACCTTTGGTAATTTTTGGGTGTATCGTAACACATTGTTTTGCATTAGAGTTTTTGGAAGGTGTATCGTTTTGTTATAACAACATAAAATTCAGCCACATACACAAAATCATTTGTTACAAAAATGATGTGTTATGAGTAATCCTGTTTTTCCAATAAAAATATGAGATGAAAAATCACAATGTGTTATGAATACACCTGGACTCAGTACAAAGTCGTTTTGTTATAACACAACCATTTGTAAAACAATATGGATTTGGTAAAAGATGTGTTATGAAAAGATGTGTTACACAATTAGATAAATGATGTGTTACACGGATGAGATAAAACTTGTGTTACAAAACAAGACATCCTGTGCAATCATTGGTTTTGTTATAACACAACCACTTACCGAACGAACGATTTTTACTTTTCATAACAATGCTAACCAAAATAATGTGTTATAACAATGCGAGTTAGTCATCATTATTTTTGCTCAAAAATAAAAATAGGTTTTATATATTTTTAGTCATTAGAAAAATAATGTGTTGTAACAATGCTATGATAAACAATATGTTATAACACAACCACTTTTTGTATCCAATAAATTTATTGTAGCAATTATTCATAACATTGATTACAATTTTATCGTATCATTAGACGAGCAATAGCATTGTTATATAACACATCATTGTTTTTTTGTCATCATTTTTTTTTGGAATAAAAATCAATCATTGTTATAACATTGCCTAATTGTGCCTGTTGTTTTAACAAATGATACACTAAATGTAGTAGAGCAAAACTAAATATATTGTTGTAACAACAGATTGACTAATGGATTGTTTATTCAATGTTACGAATAGGGGGGGACGACTTTCATTTTTGAAACTGAACTAGAAAAATTAGGGGTAAAGCCCAAAATTCCATCCATACAATGTTCAAAATTCCATCCATAGGGATCCCTATTTTGAACAGGGAGTGCTATATCTATATTATTATATAGAGGGAAATTAGGGGGGTACCAAAAAAGTGCCCTAGCGATATCAAAAACAGCGTTTTTTATTGACATATAATTCACAATGTGGCCAAATTCACCAAAAATGTGGCCAAATTCACCACATTTGTAAGAACATTTGGGGTAAAAAAGGGTTACTTTTACGATATGGCAAAGTTTTTAAGGAAGAGGCAGCTTGTGGATACTCAAACGGGGGAGGAATTCCTTTCGGATGAGCGTATTAGTGTTTTAGGGAGGTCTGCATGGGACAGGGCGAGGTTTGTAAAGATGTTTATTCCCGGGTTGGAGGCTTTGGTTAGGCTAAAGCCATCGGAGATCGCCTTGGCTATGTACGTTATGACCAGGCTGAAGAGTGGTTCCAGGGTGGTTCAGGTGGAGTTTCAGGGGTATTGTGAGTGGGTGGAGCCTATTGTGGGGAAGAAGCCTGATCGATCTTCGTACCACAAGGCGGTTAAGGGGTTGGTTGGCGAGGGCTGGATGGCGAAGTCCGGGAAGGAGTGGTTGATTAACCACAACATGGCTTTTGTTGGCGATAGGGGGAGGCATTTGGTTTCAAGCACGGTCTCTTTGGTGCGTTCAAACGAAACTATTGAGCCCTAGGGCGGTTATAGGGGCATGAACATGAACATCGTTATGTCGTATCCGGGTATCATCGTGGAGATGATGGAGGATTACTACGAGTCCGGGAAGGATTTTGAGGAAATAAAGTACGATCATGCAAGGTATTTTATAGAGAAAAACTATTATCTTTACAGAGACCTTGTGTCAAAGGACTTGGCTTTTTATGAAAAAGCCTTTAACTTGATGACTACAAGGGGGGACTACAAAGACAAAATACTTACCAATGAAAGATGAATCAATAGAGGGAAGAGTTTTAGAGCCATACGGTTTTGAATATGTAAATTCGTCCTGGATGAGCGACGAAGCGGATGGCCCGGGGTATTGGCGGAGTGCTACGCACAAAGTCATAAAGCACGAAGACGACCGGTACACGATCTTTCAATTTGGCGAAATCAGCGATTACGACGAAAAGAACAAGATTTTCACGGTGTCGCACTTTGATGAGTTGGGTTTTGTGTGCTTTTTTGGGATGATTGATTGGGAGGACGAGGAGTTTTGCGACAAGTTGCTCACAATGGTTGGGGCGATCATAGAGATTGATCACGACTTGGATGACGTCTTTGGGGAAGACGAGGAGTGAACAAAGCACAAAGCCGTATTGTTAATGATGCAGAACTAACAAAATTATGGCAAGTGCAATTCGCTTTACCGAGGTAATTAACAGCAATGGGAATGTTCCAACAGGAACTCCGGTTTCCCTTCGTGAGACGGCTATTTCCTCTGACGACTTTAAGTGGGCTTACTCCGGGGGAGGTAACAACCGGTACGTAGAGTTCTACGATGCGCAGATTGGTGCCAATCGGGTAGCGACCATCACCACGGCATCTTATACGGCCCTTACGAGCGTTTCGGGTACACTCACCCAGGTAACAAGTACCGTCAGCGGTATTGGTAAATACGACGCTCCTGTCACGGGTGTTTCTACAGCCACAGGGTCTTTCATCGTCAACTTGGAGCACATCGCCATTGCCTACTTAACGGCAGCGGGTTCTTCCAATGTTCAGTATGTATTCAAGAACAAGTGCTTTGAGTTTGCCATTAACAGGACTCCGGCTCAACTTCGTACTGCCGCAATAACGAATAATGCAGTCAAGCTGATGTCCTTGGAGTTCCCACTTCTCTTTATGAGCAACAACCGGGTATTGAATGCGTCCACATCCGGTGCATCTGGTTGCATTTTTGCTTTCTCAAAGCTGAAATCCGCAGGGGTTATTGCAGACGACCGTCGTTTTATTGACGCAGGAGTTACAGGCGTTGTCAGCGAGATTTATCTTGACACCCCAGATAGTTTAGTTTTGGCTACCACAACTCCTCTTACAACCATTATTCCCGGATTCTAATGAGTCAACTTTTTAACTTTTCGTTTCAGACACTTGCTGGAGCCCCGGATTCTCCTGGAGCCATCAACAGGAATCAAGTGGTTTATGCGTATGCCACGCAGTCCACGAAGACTTTGTTGGTGTTCACGAACGGAGATTCAAGGATTGCCGACAACACATTGGCATCAATCAAGTCAATCTTTGGGTTGACATCTATTGGATCGCCAACAAATGTAAACGGGCAGGTCGTATCCCTTGGCGAGGTTTTCGTAAACCAAGACTACATAACGCAAGTTTTTGACAGAACGTCTTCTCGCATAGTTGAGATGAATCAACCAGCTAGTTCACCGGTTATTTTTACAACAACGACTTCCCTCGCTGGCGTTGCAGGAAACTCTATTTTTGCGGAAAAAGGATACAAGGAATGGGTTGGAACAATTGATGTAAACGGAACAAATGCGGCGACTGGAAACACGCTGTACAACACCATGGGCGTTTCACCAACCGTTACCACTGTTACAGGTGGAACGTTAAATGGCACTTTATCAAATGTATACTGGAAGCTTGGCTTCCCGGGCGTTGTCACATCTGGAAACATAGCTACAAGCTCTGTTGCGAATATTACGGCTGGAAATCAAAACAGCCTAAACAGTACAACGATTCCTCGTTTGAGTTTAGGAACTTCCGAAGAGACTTCAAGTTTCGTCATCGCGACTTGGTCTACAAGCACAGCAAATAGCGTAGTTACGAACAAGTTTTTAGTCTCAATTAAGTTTTTTGCTTAAAAGCAGAACTAAGGCAAAAAGCCTTGGTTAACGTTGTATGCTATTTAAAATAAGTCAAGAGGATGTCTTTGATGACAATCCTCATTTGTCCATACTCACAGAGTTTAAGGGCATAACATCGGACGAGTTCAAGTTCGTAGCCTTGTACGCGGATTGGAAGTCCCCCTACAAGAATCTATCCCCCGAGGAGCGTTACCAAAAAGCACTCCTCAACGTGTCTTCAGTCCGCAAGGACAAGATCGGTAAGTACATTGAAGCATACCACGACATGCAGGGCATTGGTTCGGAGAGAGAGTCCCTGGAGGCTCTGGAGGCAGCCCTGTCCGAAATACGCAAAAGACTCAAAGGTGCCCAAGGCTTAGAGGCCGACGAGATTAAGAAGCTTTCCGCATCGCTCATTGACCTGACCAAACAACGCAAAGCCATTGAAATCATGATTAACACGGAGATGAACATGGACATACAGAAGGATTCTTCGGCCGAGGACGAGATGTCCGCCATTGACAGCTTTCACGCATGAAGCAAAGCCTGGTTGATTACCTTTTCAACAGCGCCTTTGACGTCAACGAGAGGGTCAGGTACTACTTGGACAAGATTGGACAAATACAGATGTCCACTTACAAGCCCAAGAAGATGATTATTCCTTCGTTTTCCAGCCGGACCGAGCAGTCCAAATGGGAGAACGAACAGATACGCAGGACGAGGTTTGGGCATGATGGCATCTGCGGGATGATGTACATGTACACCTACTTCTGGAAGATGAAGTCCAAGAACGGGGGGCTTATTTCCCCGGAGTTTCGAAGGTGCAACGCGGAGTTCTTCAACCTTATTGAGTCTTGCCTGTACGGCGAGTCAAGCCTCTACCCGGACAATACCAGTAGTGGCGTCATCCTTGGTGGACGGCGCCGTTGGGGCAAGTCCTACAGCCTTGCCAACGCGATGTACTGCACGGCGATCCATAATCCCTATTCGGAGATTGGTTTCACATCCAAGTCAGAGGAGGACATGAAGAAGTTTATGAGCGACGTACTGAAGACCGGCTACAACAACCTGCCGTCTTTCCTGCGCGCTACATCTATGGCCGGTAACTCGGCATCGCGCCTAGAGTTCGCCAAGAAGATTCGCGACAAGGATGGCAACATCAAGAAGGTTGGGCTTAACTCGGTCATCTTTGGTCGTTCGCCTGAGCCAACGTCGTTTGAGGGATCCGGTATGCGCATGGTGGTGTACGAGGAGCCCGGTAAGTGGGACCCAGGTCAGCTCAAGCAGAATTGGTCCTATACAGAGCCGGCTTTGGCAGCGGATGACGGTATTACCCGGAAGGGCGTTCCCATCCTGGCCGGTACGGCGGGAGATGCTGCAGAGAATGGCGATGACTTCAAGGACTTTTGGTACAACGCGGAGGGCTACGGCCTTATCCGCTACTTTGCTGCCGGCTGGAGCGGGTTCATGATTGACAACGAGCTAGGCAACGAGAACGTCATTGAGGGGCTGAAATACATCCTTAGTGAGCGTGAGAAGAAGCGTAAGCAGTCCATGAAGCGGTATTACGACTTTATCGTTCAGTACCCCTTGGAGGCTGAGGAAATGTTCATCCAGGTGGGTGATTCGCCTTTTGACGTGGAGTTGATTAACAACCGGATCGCGCACTTGGACACCCATCCACCCAAGATGAAGAGGGGTCTGTTCCGTAAATCCAACGACAAGGTGGTATTCATTCCCAAGGAAGACGGGGACGTCATCATGTTGGAGGAACCCTCTGACGACGTTCAGTATGCCGCCGGGTGTGACCCGACGGATGGCGCCAAGAAAGAAGGCATTGGCTCGGACCTGTCGTTCTTTATCGCGAAGGGGCTGCACTTGGGGGAAGAAGAGACGCACAGCGGTGGTGCCGTATTGCAGTATACAGCCAAGCCCAAGGACATGAACGAGGCTTACGAGCAATGCGCCCTGGCGGTGGAGTACTACAGCAAGAAGAACACCTGCACGGTGTTGATTGAAAGAAACAGAGCCCGAATGATATCCTACTTCCAGGATAGGGACTTGACGAAGTTTCTGGCGAAAAAGCCACCCAAGATTGGCAAATTAGCCAGACCGGGGAATGTCATAGAATACGGGGTCTACATGGACGAAATGGTTAAGGATCAGATGATTGGCGTTATTGACGATGACTTGACATCCAACATTGAACACTACCAATACTCTGATTTGCTGTCGGATTTGGCCAATTACAACCCAGAAAACAAAAAAAGAAAATATGACCGAGTAGATGCTTGGGGTCTTACCTTGATTAATTTACGAACGGTAGCCAAAAGTCGTTTGTTAAGAAAAGAGACAAGCAATGACCTATTCAAGGGATTTGACTATGTTTTCAGTAAGGAGGGAAAACTACAACGTAAATGAGCGCTACCGCAATACAAACAACTTTCCCCAATATGTGGGTCCAAGACTCGCAGAAGGGGGAAGATTATCACAAGCAAGCCATCTTGGCTATTCTTGGGCAGACGGTGGCGAACGGTTACATTCCCAACCTTTACACAGCCATGGACCGGTCTATGAACTTCTACAATGGAGACTACGACCTTTCCAAGAAGTTTGACTTCCTGCAGAAGGATTACAACGGCCGAAGTCTTCCGGCATTGTGGATTAACTTCAACAAGATCCGCAACAAGGTCAACCTCCTAGAAGGGGAGGTGGCTATTCAGAAGCTGGACGTATCGTGTAAGACACTAAATCGTGATGCTGTATCTAGGAAGATGAAGAAGAAATCTTCCATTGTAGCACAAAAGATTATGATGTCTGTCATTCCAAAGATTGACCCGACAGGCGAACTTATTGAGATGAAAGAGCCGGATTTTATTCCGTACTCTGAAGAAGAATTGGACCTCTACATGCGTTCCTCTTACAAGGAACCCATTGAGCGCACCATGGACTCCATCTTGCGCTATGAGATTGAGAGGGATAAATACGTGCAGACCAGGCTTGCCTTTTGGAGGGACATCCTGATAACCGGCCGGGCTATTGGTAAGCACGAGCTCAAGTATGGAAAGCCGCACATCCGTCGTGTGGACCCGCGCTATGTCATCGTGGATCCTTACGTCTTTGACGACAGCTTTAGCACATCGGCATTTATTGGAGAATGGCGCTACGCTCCGGTTACGGAGGTCTGCGACACCTATGGCTTGACGCTTGAGGAGTTGAATACGATAAGGTACGACCAAGGTTCTTGGCTATGGGGCGGTTATTCGCAGAACGGAACGAACTTCTTGTTGCCTTACATCACCGTGAACAATCAGTTTATGTGCTTGGTGTTTTACGCGGAGTGGAGGGACATTCGCCAGGTACGCGCCAAGGTAACCGTGGACCAATATGGCGGTGAGCATGTCAAGATCCTCGGGAAAGACGAAAGACCAAAGTTGACGGAAAAGGAGAAGGAGAATGGAGGACGCATTGAAACAAGGAATGTTGAGACAATTCGCAAGGCGACCCTTGTGGGGTCTAGCATTGTGAAGGAATGGGGCGAGATGAATAACATCGTTAGGGATAGCGTCGACAATCCGGTGAAAGCCGAGTACAGTTACACGATTATCTCCCCGCAGTACACCAACTTTAGGACTGTGTCCAAGGTTGAGGAGATGTCCGCTCTGCAGGAGTTCAAGGACCTAATTATGTACACCGTGCAACAAGAGATGTCCACGGCAGGGCGTAAAGGTTTTGTCTACGATCTTCGCTACAAGCCAGACAACCTGCAATTGCAGGATGTGATGTACTACCTAAAGACATCCGGTATTGCCTTTACGAGTAGCGGGCAGGAAGCGGTACCGCCCAATGGTAACCCATTCCCAAGCATTGACACAGGTATCTCCAATTCAATTAACCTATACCTCAACTTGGCGTCATACATCGATATGGAGATCGACAAGATTTCTGGAATCAACGACGCTCGCCAAGGCTTTCAAAAAGGGGATTCTCTTGTTGGAGTGAATCAGATGGCGGTTATGCAAAGCAGTCTTATTACTCAGCCGTTGAACAAAGCGTTTGAGATTTTTGAGAATGAATTATTGCAGAAATACGCCAACTACATTAAGACGATTTTCCCATTCTTAAAAGAACAATATGAGCCAATTGTCTCGCAAATCGGCATTGACCTTATGGAGATTGATGAAGATGTACCTCTTCAGGATTATGGTATTTTTATCAAGGTTAACTCCGATGATATTATGAACAATAGGCCGAAGTTCGAGCAACTTGTTAGTTCCGCCGTACAGGCTAACAGCCTAAGTATTTCCGAGGCTATGGTTCTTTTATTCAATCCAGACACCAAAGAGGGCGTCAAGAAGTTCCTTGCACTCCAAGACCGAAAAGCATCTCAAGCGGAACAATCGCAAGAACAGCAAATGATGATGCAACAACAGATGGCTCAACAGCAAATCATTGGAGATACTGAGAAACAAATTCAAGTTGATAGGGCTCGTTCCGAGAACAAAGGACAACTCCAAATGTTAAGGGAGGAGTTAAAGAATCGTACGATGGAGCAACAAACTCAACTTGATATGCTCAAAAAAGAGCAAGAACAGAACTTCAACCTCATCATTGAGGCATTAAAAGAACAAAAAACCCAATAAACATGTCAGAAGATTTAGATTTGCTAGCCCTTCAGAAACTGACGGGCGAGGCGGAATCTCATTCGCCCATAGGCGATGAGAACGAACAAGCGGCACTAAACGCCCTTAATGGTCAGCCAGAGGCGCCTCCACAGCCTGTGGCACAAACTCCCGAAGCTCCGGCAGAAACTGCCCAAGACTTGGAGGAAGAGGCAGATGTTGATGATACTGCAAACGAAACGGGTGCAGAAAATGTTAATGCAGATGAGAACCCTAACACGGACCTCAATTTCGACATTGATTTGGACGAAGGCGTTGAAGTACCTGCTGCGGATGATTTCGTAACAAAGTACAAAAACGAGTTTGCGGACCTTGGACTTGAGGGAGTTAACACCTCCCAGGATTTTGTAGAAAAGTTCAAGAGCCTAAAACAGGAGTTGGAGGAAACGAAAGAATCCACCAAGACCGTATTCGCCAGTGATATGATCCGAGAGGCGAATGAGATCATGAAGCAGGGAGGCGACTGGCTGAGTTATTTAGGCTTGTCTACTCTTGATTACGACTCAGTTCCAGATGTGGACCTTTTGTCGTATGAGCTTAAATCCGACTTTGATACAAAGGAGGAACTTGATGAGTACATTGCCTCCCTTGACGAGACCCAAATTCGCCTTAATGCGAAGAGGATACGAAAGGACTTGAAGTTGCAGCAGGAAGTTCAGAAGCAACAGGTTGCTTTACAAGCGCAGGAGCATCAGCGTGTTTACGATGATAACCTTCGCAAGGCAATCAATAGCATCGAAAAGGTGGACAGGGTCAAGGTCAAAGACCAAGACCGGGCAAGCATTCAAAAGATGCTCACCACTTACAACGATAAGGCTAAGGCAACTGAGTTCCAGATCAAGCACTTCCTGAAGCCTAATGGAGAACCGGATTTCCAAAAGATGGTGCAAAGCGCCTACAAATTGGAAATGTTCGACAAGGTACTTGAGTACGCTACTCGTAGCGCCAAGAATTCAGGAAAAGCCGCTGTGATTCAAAACCTGTCCAACGTAGAGAGACCGAAGGCAACAAATATCGCCGAGGCTACTCCACGAAAGGCTTTGTCTACTGTTGAATCCGAAGTTGAAAGGTTGAGAAAGGGTGAAAAACCTTTGTTCTAAACTTAAATAAACAAAAAAATGGCTTACATTAATACAATCAATCCAAACAATGCTGCTCCCAATACCATCAGAACTGGCAGTGTGGATAGCACCTACGTTTTTGGCGGAATCCAAAAACCCGATTTCAGCGACTACATCACGTATCGCTTCCCTCAGTACACCATCACAACTCTTTTGAGCCGTATCGGCCGTAAGAACCCTGTCGTTGGTAACGACGTTTTCAACTGGTTTGAAAAAGGCAAGTTCCGCCAATCAGTCGCTGTATCTGCGGTAACAAGTACTACTAGTGGCGATACGGCTGGAACAGTTGCGTTTGCAGGTGGATCAACCATTCAGGCTACATTTTTAGTCGGCGATGTTATTCGTTTTGAAAACGATGCTTACGCGGTTGTAACGGCAACTACTGGCGCTACTGGGTCAACTTCATCCGGAACTCTTGGTCTCAACGCTCTTGGAGCAAACTTTGGGTCAGCTATTACGGTCGGGATGAAATTTGCTCACTTGTACAATTTACAGGCCGAATATTCCGACAGCCCATCCGGTCGTGTATGGCAAGAAAACCAGGTCAGCGAGTACCTAGGCATCCTTCGTCGTTCTGTGGTTTGTTCTACAACTCAAGGATCTAACCTCAAGTACGTAAAGAAGTCTGACAGCGAGTGGTCTTACTACTACATCAACGAGATGGAAACCATGCAAGAGATGGCTATGGACCGCGAGATGTACATCTTGGCCGCAAAGTCAAACGGATCAGCTACAACCGGTAACGTAATGTCTGGCCGCCTTGGCGGTAACGGTATCTTGCAGCGTGTGATCACTAACGGTGTTGTAGGGACCTACTCTTCAGCTATTGCCGAGACTGACTTAGCCGAGCAAGTTCGCTTGATGTGCCTGAACAGCAGCGGAAATGAGTTCACCGTCCTTTGCGGTAGCTCTGCCTATGCCGACGCCCAGTTCGCTCTCCGCGACTACACCTTGAACGGTGGCATCAGCTTTGGTGTGTTCTCCGGCGATGGTATCATGACCGGTTTGAACATCACCAAGTACAAGTTCATGGACAAGATCTTGAACTTCGTTTTGTACTACCCATTCGCCAACGAGGCCCTGTTCCCTGCTCCTGCCACTTCCGGCATCAACTGGGATAAAGCCATGTTGTTCTTGAACATGGGTACCGACGATCGTGGCAACCCGCTCATCAACTTGCGCTATAAGCAAGACCTGTTGGGCCAAAGCCTTGAGTTCCGTCGCACCGTCCAAGAGGGTATCACTACCCCAGAGGCCGGTTCCGGAGCCGCTCGTGCTAACGGTAAAGATGGATTCACAGTAGACTTCTACTCTTCCATCGGTGTTGAATTGCGCGCAGCCAACAACCACGGCTTGTTGTACGCAGCGTAATCCCTCTTAACTGAGGAAACGAAGCCCTCGCCCACAAGGCGGGGGCTTTTGTTTTGGAACTGAACGAAATTTTATGTGTTATAGTGTCATAAATTTTTAAAAAATGCCAGTTAAACAAAGCGACTTTGAGTTCTTTCTTTTGCAGTCCGGCAATGGGAGCACTTTCCATTTTTCGGAATACAAGACCTTGGATGGTGTAGTCCATAGACTAACGGAAACGATTTTACCTGATGGCCGGACTCGTTATAAGCGGTTTCACTTTAATGTAGGTGAGCCTATGGTCGTGCATAAGTCAAACAAAGAGTTGCTTGATTTTTTGACAAATCATCCAAACAACCCGGAATCTCCATGGTTTAATGGAAACGCTTTATTCAAAAGGCTACAGCCAGAAGTTGAGTCAAAGTTACGTATTGAGGACAAACTCCTAAATGCAAAGGCAATCACATTAGCCTCTGAACTGAAAGGAAGAAGGCTTCTTGAGGTCGCATCGCTATGTGGGATGTTCTACGATGAGGAAGATGAAATCATCGCATTTGAAAATGTTTTGACTTACGCAGAGCGCAATCCAAAACAGTTCCTAAAGATTTACGCAATTCCTAATCGTGAGGCCCGAATGCGTCACTTGGTCCGAACCGCCATTGGGCGAGGAGTTATCACAACAAACGATGGCGTATATCGCTTTGGTAGCTACACCTTGGGCGTTGACGAAGACTCAACCATTGGGAAAATTGTAAACGAGAAGGAAGTCCTTGAGATGATTGAGAGCCGTCTTGGATTCTTGGAATCCGACAGGGAGTCAAAGGCTGAGAAGCCTGCTCCAAGCGTTGCCCCGGAGCCTGTGCAGGAAGAGCCAGAGATCACCATGGCCGATATCAACAAGTACGCCAGGAACAGGAAGCCCCAATAAGGAGCACAAGTAATGCCATCAACATTTACAGATACAGAGCTACGCATCTTGAGGTACCAAAAAAGGTACCCAGATGCTAGTCCTGTTGAAATAGCGGCGAATATCGGATCTTCGTCCGATAGGGTGTCCGCGTTTTTGGCTACTCAGGCGTCACAAGTTCCTGTTCCGCAAGTGCAGCTTGATGAAATAGAGACGGCCTACATTGAGCAAAACGATTTGATTCTGCGATTTGTCAGCGGCCGATTGGTCAATGCCGGCAGGGTTGTTGGCAGCAATGGTGCTACTGGACCTGCGGGTCCAACCGGAGCATCCGGAAGTACGGGACCACAAGGACCAACGGGACCACAAGGCCCACAAGGGATACAGGGATTCCCTGGAGACTTGGGGCCTCCTGGTGAGGTAGGTCCACAAGGCCCACAAGGTGCAACAGGACCTGCGGGTCCTGGGTTCAGCAATGGAGATGCCAAGGGAGACATCAAGTACTGGGATGGGTCTTCTTGGAAGAACTTACCCATAGGAACAAACGGTCAAGTGCTGACCGTTGGCGAAAACGATGAGTTAGAGTGGACCGATAAGTAAAGGATTTCTAGTTGGTTGGTTAAGGGAGCTTCGGCTCCCTTTTCTTTTGAACCCGTGTGTTGGATTGTTTGTTAAATGAAAGATAGAGGTATAAAATGACGACAGCAGAACTAAGCTCAAGATTTGATTTGATTTGCGATAAGGTGGGTTCTCCCTACTTTACTGCGACAGAAAAAGCCGATTTCTTCAATACGGCTCAACTGAGCATTATTGACGAAATTATCTTCCCGACCAAGAAGCAAGATCGCAAGGATGTCGACATTTTTGACTTCAGCCGGGAAGACGCTTTTCAACAAGGCATTGGCACTTTAGTAAGGACTGCCACGGTTACAGGCATTGCATCTGGAACCACAAACATTACCTTTACCCAAATAAACACCGCCTTGGTGTCGGGTACGGTATACAAAGTCATAGACTTCCTCGTACAGGCATCCACAGGCTCTACAACGACTTACAACAGCGCTAAGAGGGTTAGGACTATCAATTCAGCGTCAAGGGTTTATGGGAACCTTAGGACGTTTAATTCTTTCACAAACAACACGGGTAGGTCTGCGATTTACACCATTTCTTCTTTTGCGTCTGGGACAACTGGAACGACAAGCCAGGGAAGGATTGAGTTCTTCCCTGCAGCTCCTGTATCTGGGAGTTCCTACCTGGTTGAGGTGGTTGTATTCCCAAGACCCATTAGCCTTACAACCGGCAGCGTGGTGAACCCAGAGATTGACGCTATGTTCCACAACGAACTTCTGTTCCGGTCTCTTCAACTTGCCGGTATATCGATAAGGGAAAAGGAACTTTACGATGGCACTAACCTAGAACAAGCCAAAGAGCAATGATTAATACCGTAACAATCGATCAGGTCATCAGCAACGCGATGATTGCCTTGGGCATGGAGAATGACCGCTACAGGGTCATCTTCTACGAATGGGCTTTCCAGGGTCTGCGGGATATCGGCTTGACGACTATAAGCCTCACGACATCGACTGGAACCATCACAACGGGCAATACCTTTTCTATACCGACGAACTGCGTTTACATTGACTCTATTGCCGTCAAGAACAGTACAGCAGGAAATGTGGCTTACCCCATGTTTGACTCCAACTATTGGTCTTCGGTTCCGGATGACGACCAAACGACTTACGACAAGGACTATGTGGTAAGCAAGCAGGGTTCGGACCTCGTGTTTAGCACGACGATTCGTGGCAACTCCTACGACCAGGTGATCATCCGGTACTACGGTATGCCTGTGGATTCCAACAATATACCGTTGATTCCGGAGTATTACTTGAGGGCTATTGTCGCTTACATTGAATACATGTTCGTGAAGAGAGAGCGTTACCGCAAGCGGAACGAGATTCCAATGAGCGAGATTCAGACTTTGTACCAACAATGGGTAACCTTGAAGGCAGACGCTATGTCTAAGCGCAATCAGCCTCAGAAGCCTGAGATTGAAGCAGCTATTGCTACTTGGCTCACGATGCTACCAAACCAAAAGAGATTGATGCGCACCCCCAAAACGCCTAATTAATGGAGATTAAAAAGGAAGGACAAGCCTTTTTTAAAGGGATGAACAAAGACTTCTCTCCGGCCTATCAACCGGAGGGGACTTACCGTAATGCGCTTAATATGGAGCTCACGGGTGCCGGCGAGCAGATGATCATCAACCAGATTAGGTCTTCAGGGCTTTTAAGAACTCAAGATATTGCAACGGGGTTTCCTGTTGAAAACATCAATATCCTTGGCTACACCGTTGCTAAAGCAGAAATCGGCGGAGTTGCAAGAGATGGGTTTGTTGTTTATTCGTATGTTGACGAAAACGGAGGGTCAAGCGTAAGAAATTGGATTCACTTTTTTGCTCAAGATTCAATATACGCTAATGTAGGTGTTTACGAAATATGCTCGGACTCTGGATTGAACTTTTCTCCAACAGGCAGTATTGACTCTTTCTTTACTGAAGATAGGGAAAACAAGTCGGTTTACTTTACGGATTTTACCAATACGATTCGAAAGATTGATATGGACAATTCGTCGTGGCCATATACATCTGCTTCCTCTTTAAACCTTATATCAAAGGCAAGCACGGCTATGAGTTTGTCAATAACATCTATTGGCAACAATGGCGCCTTGCTTGCCGGAACATATCAATTCGCTTACAGATTAAAGGAAACGACGACGCTTGAAACAACAAAGTGGTCAACGTTTACCAATCCGGTTCCTGCCATACCTCTTGCTTACACAAGTGGAACTACCGTCAATTACTATGGCGGAGCAGTTGGTCAACAGACAACCAGGTCAATTAATTTTTCCATACCGATAGGGGTTGGAGAATCGGCTTCCAATTACGACAAAATAGAAATAGCTGTCGTCAAAAACAACGATGGCACATACATTAGGCAGTTGGTTGGGTATGTGAGCGAAATAAGCAATTCGGTTACAGGTAGTACCGGAACAGTTACTGGCACCTACAAGGGGACCGAGTCGGAATATGAATTAGATATTGACGAAATTACGGCTCCCGATGCTCCAGTAGAAACCGTTAAGACAATTGTTGAGAAAGACAATCGGCTTTTGGCTGGCAACATAAAATACTTTGATAGACGAATACCAGACGGTAACCCTCAAATTATAGAGGCAAGGACGATTAGGAGGATGATTGATTACGAGGACCCCATTAATACCAATAAGTACCGAGGTTATTTTAGGGATGAAGTTTACCGATTTGGGATAACATACCATGATGAATACGGAAACTGGTCTCCTGTCAAGCCTATTGATTTTTCTTCATTCACGAAGAGCGTACCTAAAACTACAAACGCGACAACTGGAACGATCACCACTGGAGGTGTAGACTACAATAAAAACACAATAGAAATAAATAGGCTGACAAACTGGCCGACTGGAGTTACTGGATACGCTCAAGGAGAGTCGGTATCGTGCACTATGACGATAAGTGGAACGACGCTTAGTTTTGAATCAGACATTGTTTCTGTATCAACAACTAGACTTATCATTCTTTGTCCGGCAAGTATTTTGGCTCCATACCCAAATTTTCCTTCAACATCTGGGACAGCAAGCGTCTTGCCATTAAAAGGAAATGCATACAACCATTCCTCAGACCCATTCTCCTGGAAATTCCCAAAGAGAGAATATCTTGGAACAATCGCTACATCAACAACCGGGACCTTTGGGACAAACGAATTTGGAAATTATTCTTTGTTGGCATCTGTCGTTGATGGAGTCAGCTTGCCTCAAGCATTGGGGCTTGGAATTGACGTTTCAGGACATCCATCGTGGGCGAAAGGTATGGCTATTGTTAGGATGGATCGAGATAGAGATATTGTTTATCAAACTCCCATTGTTCCGGCATCAATGTATGTTGGAGTAACAACGCCCGGCAGAGATCCCAATGGTACTTCAAACGACTACACCGTAACCAATGGAGTTGGAGAACTTGACTATTTGGGACCAAAGTCTTTAAAAATGGGCGCGGCAAGAAGCATGGAGTTCTTGTCTGTGTTTGGAGGTCCATCATACCAGCTTCCTGCGTACAAGAGTATAAACAGCATTCCTGAGAACAGAATGATGTGGAAGAAGTGTTTTGCCCCATCAGTTGACTACGTCTACAACTCCGAGGGGACACCATTGATACCAACTCCAGAGCTAATATCATTGAATTTAGACATTGTTGATGTTTGTGGATTTACATTGTCGTCCCTAACTCCAACGACAACTACGTCAACCGTTACATCTGGAGGAATGTCTATATCGTATCCAACCGGATACGTTGAGGCAAGGGTTTATTCTTGTTTGGACCACAGATTGCATTGGTACCCGAACAATTATATCAATATGCGTACGCAAAGTTCAGCCGGCACCGGAGGAGACTATGTTGATACGTACAACAGAAAAATACAAGAGTCGTTTCTTCAAGTAAATGGGATACAGACTGCATCATACATTGGTCAGCAAAAATACGCGGATGTAACCGGAAGCCTTGCAAGTACGGGATTGCCTTTTGCGTATTACACAAGAACAATGATGAACCTAAGCTCTTTGTCAACAACAGAGCTGATTATACCAATAACAAAGGGGCAATCAAAAATACTTTTGAGGTCATCAGAGCAAGCCTCTTCTCCTGGGTCAACAATTACTGCGGCAAGAAGCATCGTCAATTATCTATTAGCCGGAACTGATTTGACAAGTCAGCAAAGAAACGCGTCTATTGACATGTCCTCTACAAATACCTCCCTTTGGAATTCTAATATTGAGGCGCAAAGATCTTTGGCGATTTCAATGAATCAATTCCTTGACGACCCGCTATATCTAATTACGGCCAATTACTGCCCATTGAGCGCGGGACAATTTGGGTATATTCCAAGAGACACGACTAATACTGGAAGAGTTAATACTTTTGCGAGCGTTGCTTTTTCTCAGTACTTAAACCCGTACAACCCAACAGGCGGAACAAAGCAACTCAGAAATGGACTTATCTATGGAAATCCATTAATGAATGTAACTTGGCTTGGGTCTCAACTTCCTGGATTCAACGTCAATGCAATACCGTCCTATCCAACAATTGTTTCCGGTAAAGCCGCGGCTCCAGTAGAAAATGTTGATTGTGGCGTAGAGTTTTCTTATGTTGGCGGAGATACACCTTTTAACCAATACTCAAGCCCTTCAACGGACATTCAGCAGGCGCTGTATGTTGCCAACATAAGAGAAGGTAAGCAGGATTCAAGGTATGGCGACCCAAACCGAATACAAGAATATTTCCACACGGGAGCATATTCGGCGATTACTGGAACCAGTCAAAGGGTTGTTCTTGAGGTGTGGGGAGGCGACTGCTTTATATCAAAGTATCGTTATAAGGTTAACGATGAGTACAATGTGCCTTCGTATTATGTACCAACATCAAGTGGAACATACGGACTTTTTGCCGATGTTCAAGGCAACTGCAATTCAACGAGCACAAAAGTATTTAAGACTGGAACAAAAACAAGTCCCGAATACATTGAAATGTACACGGAAGGAGAGGCCAATGCTTTTTACAATTCAGACAGAGATCGCTTCCCCTACTACAACCTAACCGGCGCTACGGCTGGAACTGTTGGTCATTACCAAGCCGACGCGTTCTACAACTACAATTTTGGGTATTCTATTGAGAACTTGCCTAAATCGTTCTTCTCGGAAAACAGGCTTGTTCAAATCTCTAACAACTACCCTGCAAGGCTTATTTATTCGGATGCTCGATCGGCTGATTTGGGGGTTGATGGGTTTTCAAGATTTAGGGCTCCGAATTATTTTGACATGGACGAGCGCTATGGCAAAGTCACCAAGATTGCTCTCCTTAACGACGGAGAGCCCATCATTGGTCAGGACGACGCTATATCTCTTTTGTATGTGAATAAGTCGCTAACGACACTTCAAGACAATGAGGTGTTAACCGTGCAGGGCGGAACTTACATTAGCGAAAATTCTCCCCCCAAAACGATAACATCAAATTATGGGGTAGAACTTATTCGCTGCATGATTCCGACAGAGAATGGGGTTTATGTATTAGACACGAAAAGAGGCGCCCTGGTCAACATCTCCGATGGAGCCAAGATTGTTTCGCTTGCTAGGATGGAAGAAGAGTTTAGGACTAAGTTTTCAAAGACGAATGTTCCATGGCTTGAGAATTCTATAACCCTGTCTTACGACCGCGTTGACAAGAACTTGTACATTATTGGGTTTTTGAGAAACAACGATAATCCGTACGATAACCAAGACGTCAATGTATGGATGACTTACAATGCCAAGCTAGACGCTTTTGTATCTAACCTGGACTGGACTGTTCAGGGTCAAGGGCATGGCGGCAAATACGGCAACAGGCCGCTGTACATCTTTGACTTGAACGGGAGCACCTATATGATCCAATCACATAGCGGTAACCAGGCCCATGATACGGTTGACTTGCATATTAATCAATGGAAAGGAGGGAACGACTACCTAAGCCTTCTTACCGGAAACCACATAAGAGCGGTTAATGCGGAGATTGAGTATGTCTTCAACAAAGACATCAATGAACCAAAAGTGCTAGACATTGTTGGTATTAATAGTCAGTCTCTTTTCAGTCAATACAATGTCACGGCTTATAACGACACATCAACATTGGCATCCGATACAACCGGAAACCAAACAAGCAATATCGTTAGTCGTCTTGGTATGGCTACGGCAAACATCATTCGTAACGCATCCGAGAAGAGGCTTGTCGGATCTTACCACACCATAAGGCTGCTCTTCAGTAATACTACTAGTGCAATAAACCTTCGGTCAGCAGTTAATCAATTCAGAAAGGTCTTCAGATAATGGATCCAAGTTTATACAACCCTGTTATGATGCCAAGCCGGACAGACTATGTCCGAGAGATGGGAGACAGAGCCAAAGAAGAACAACGGGCCAAGGCATCTCCATGGACCACGGCTATTGGCACCGGATTGGGAGCTATTGCTGGGTCTTTGTTAGCTCCTGGTGCAGGAACAGCGGCTGGGGCTAAACTTGGAGCTACCCTTGGGGCCAGCATTGGGGGGGCTTTTGGTGGAGCGGCGTCAGGGCTGTTCGGAGGTGGAGCTGCAAGGGAAGCTGAACAGAATGCCGAAGAGAGTTACGATGCGATGTACGCCAGCGAAATGGCCGATAGAAATAGGGCTATTTCTGACGCTATGGCGCAAGTAAGGCAAGATGCTTACCTTAACGAAATCCAAAATATGCGGAAAAATGTTATGCCTAATAGGGCTGAATACCTTAAATTTGTATAAAGATGAGCTACGATCAATTATTAGCACAAAGCTTAAAGTCAAGAATGGGTGTAAATCCATTGTTTTCGGTTGGGGCTCCGATAGCAGGAAATATTCTTTCGGCATTGGTGTCCAATAGGGCTCGCAGGAGAGCCCAAGAGCAACTCAATTCGTTGCAAGCCCCTACTTTGCCTCAATTTAGGGCAAATCCAATTTTGTCGCAAAGAATAGCTCAACAGCAACAATTGGTTGACCAGCCAAGAATGGGTTACCAAAGGATGGCCGATGAGCAAGCAGGAAGGCAGTTTGAACGTGGCAGACAGATTGCCGCGAACTTGGGTGGTGGTGCCGGATTGGCCTACATGCAGGGCATCAGTTCAAACATTGCAGATCAACAACGCAAAGGTCTCCTTAATGACGCGATTATGCAGCAAAAGAACAGATCCGAACTGGATCAGTTGGTCAACATGCGTAATCAAGAGTTAGCCCAAGAAAGAGATCAAAATTTGAGGGTCTATCAACTCGCTATGGAAGATTTCGTGAATCAAAGAGCTGGATTGCAAGGAGACGTCAGTCAACAGCGCTCTAATATTGGGGCATCACTTGGCGCAATACTCGGAGATATTCCGAATTACATGACTTCAATTAACAATTATAAGTCATGGAAGAAAATGTCGGAGAAAGAAAAAAGCGACGCAGTTGCGATGGCTGAAGAGGCCGAGCGAAATGCATTATCAACTCCCGATAGCTCAGGGTATTCCTATGTACCCGAGATGATGGGAGGGTTTGGAGTACCAATGGGAGGAGAGTTTTACTATTCCAGATTATTTCCAGACTATATGTATGGATCTCCAGAGAGGGTCCCCGTATTCGGGCCTAGAATGCCTTCGCGTATAAAAAGATAATGACGCCAATAATAGATAAAAAAACAAAGGTATATGCCTGTTGAATTAACCCCAAATAACTCTCGGCAAACCGCTGGGTTTGGATTTCAAGTGCCTGTGTTTAGAATGAACCAGGGCGTCAATGCTGCTACGGCAAACCCACTTTCTCGTGGTGCTATGCAGCAACCTATGGACATGGTTTCCGAGTCGCAATTTGGTCTAGACCCCAATGTGATGGCAACGGCCGAAGATGCCGTAAGACAGCAGTTTTACGCAGGCATTGATGAATTGAACCAATTTGTCAACAAGGCGGCTCAACTTGGTATTGACCCAAGTAAAGTTGACATGACGTCGCCTGAAAGTTTTACATTGAACCAAGAATTCCGAAAGATGACTCAGTCGCTTCAGCAAAAAGCTAGGGACATTCAATCGGGTGCCGCCCAAAAGGTCTATGCGCAAAATCAACAGGCTGAACAAAGAAGGATTCAGGACCAAAAAATGCAGGAGGATCTTTACAATATGCAAATTGGTGGTCTAAAAGAACAACAGGAAGATCGTAAGCGTAAAAAACTTGAGGGAAACATCCGGGCAGATTTGGGCGGGGATATCTTTGAAAAAACAAGAGATTATATTTTGTCTCAATCAAATCAAGGAATTGATCGAGGAGATAAGGCCGGCTTGAACGAATTAAAGACAGTCACTAGGACTCAGTTAGAAAAGGCAAAAAAGGTGTCCCAAAAATACATAGACGACCCGGATGCCTTACAATACATTTCTCCGCTTATTGAATTCTATGAAGGCGTATTAAGCGGTGAAAGAATAATTCTTAACACTAAACAACCAACCGGAACAACAGCTCCTCTAACAATCCCTACTGGAGATGCAATGTTATCAGCCCCTACTCAAATGGAAGGGCTAGCGAATCCTGTTGTTGGGGTAAATGGCGAAGTGTTAATCGGCAAGCCAACTATTAACGAGGTAAGAACCTACCCATATTATTTAAAGGACGGGAAGAAAGTGCCTATTTTAACACCAGAAGATGCTGTTGGAAAGAAGGTTGTCGGCAGAGCTCCAGTTGGTGTTGGTTGGGTTGAGAATAAGGTGCAGGCAACAGTTGGTCAAAGAGGTGCGACAGGTCAGGTGTTAGAAACAGAGGCATATGTCGTTCTTGAGGAGAATAGGGCTAGGCAACTACTTCTTAGCAAAGGAGCAAATTTGGCTCCTACTAAAAGGCAAGTCCAAAAAGGAACTGCAGTAGATGAACTAATCAAGAGGTCTTCTAGTAAAATAAAATAAGGTGCCAAAAATAAAATACAAAGAACTCGCTGCTGCATTACGGCAGGATTTTGGAAATGATGTCGCTAATTTGGATGACTTAACGCTAGCCCAAAACTGGGTTAATGACAACCCGGATAAAGCAGACCTAATAGAGTTTAATGTAGAATCTCCTCCGACAAAAAGGACAGGAAATTTAATGGAGGACTTAAAGTCTGCTCCTCCATTGCCAAGGACAAAAGTTGCTTTTCAGCGAGAAAGAGGCGGAGTTGAAGTTCCGTTTATTCCTCAGCAGTTTGGTTTTCAAGGAGGTGAAATGGTTCAACCGGCAAGACCCGAAATTGATGAGTCAAGTTTAGAGAGTCCGTTTGTTCAGGTTGACAGCGAGCCAGTTATTGGGAGAGGAACGGAAATACTTCCAACAAAGTTCTCAAATACAATAGAGGGAAGAAATATACTTGATTTCACGGCAGGGAAAAAGGATCCAAAATCAATTGAGGATTACTACAAAAATATAGCCAAAGAAGGAGCTGTTGGCTCCGAGTCCGATTTTGGCGAAGAGATGAGGCTAGCAAATACGATACGTGTTAGCGAAGCATTTGCTGCTGATGACTATAATGAGAATTATCCGGACGCTCCTCTTTCTTTTGATGGCATAAAAGCCTCTTTATCAAACCCCGAGTTTGCAAATGAAAGAAACGCTGCTATTGACAATATCAATTCCACAATTAGCAAGGCCAATTGGTACGGCGCTATGGATCTTCAAGATGAGTACAACCAATACGCTGAACTTGCTAATCAGTTGCAGGCTGATTTTGACGCAAAATTTGGCGACTTTGAAAGAAGTTATGCAGGCTACGAGCAGTCTGTTAAAAAGTATGGAATACCAGAGGCGCAAGGGCGATTAGTAGAAATTAATGAAAGAGTTCTACAGCAGGCAAAAGAGCTGGATGAAACTAACTTCTTCGGGAAAGCATCCTTAGCTGCTTCAAGGTTTATTAGTGGTGGCGGATACTTACTTTCCGATTTTGCCGGAGCACTAGGCGCAACAGATATTGCGGACAAAATGAAGTCATCCTTGATGGATAGTCAGTTGGCAACCAAGGATCCGCGACTTGCGCTTTTTAAGGCTCCCTATGACCCAAAGACCGGTCAATTCGTTGAAGGAGGGTTGTTGTCTGCAAACACTTTAGGCTTTGTATTTGAGCAAGGATTAAATATGATTCCGTCTATTGTTGCTGCTGCAACACCTTACGGTAGGCTTGGTCAATTAGCGGTTGGAGCAATTGGAACAGCGGCACTTACTTATGATGAATATTCTGCGGAAATAGATCAGGCTGCGTTGCAGGCTGGCGCAAAGATAGACCCACAGACAAGGGCTATCCTTTCTGCGGTTGGAGCCGCAAAGACTGGCCTTATTGAGAACGCCATTCCGATAAACAGGTTTTTCAAAAACGGAATGAGTAAAGCGTTTTCTGAAAATGCCGTGAAAGCATTAGCATCCGGGAAAAGTCTTGATTTCGCGATAAAGGCCGGTACTCAAGGCATAAAGGCGTTTGGGTTAACATCAGGAGTTGAGGTAGCAGAAGAGCTATTAGACCAGGGCGTTCAAGAGTCCATTAATGCATCCATCACGAATCAGTTCCCTGAATTAAAAGGACAACCCCAATTTGAAGAGAAGAGCCTTGAGGATTATGCTGGTATAGCCGTAAATACGCTTGTTGCCGTGGCTCCATTGGGGGGTGTGGGCTTTGCTTATTCGGGATCAAGGCTTAAAGAAGACTTGTTCCATAATGTGGCAAGAAATAACAAGGTTGAAGTGACTCTTAATCTGTTTGAGCAAAACAAGGATAAGTTCAAAGACTCTCAGTACAAAAAGAATGTTGATAGGCTTTCCTTGATTGGCAACATATACAGTCAAATACCGGAAGACATTGATGATGTTTCTGCCAGGAAGATTGCCGATAAAATGCTTGAAATTGAGTCAATCAATTCAAAGATGGACAAGAATACGCCTCAAGCAATACGCGAAAGGAATACTGCCAAGATAGACAAAATAAATCAAGAAATCTCGTCTATATTTAGCGAGGCAGAAATGTCTCGTCCAGCAGTCACAGAAGCTCCTGAAGAAGCCTTTCCGACTATTGAGCTACAGATACCGGAATCAGACCAAAATGTCTTAAACGCCGTTTCTGAAAGGATTGAGCCCATCATTGCTCCCTTAGCACAACGAATGACCAATGCCGAAGAAATTGATATGGCTGAGATTGAGGCTGTAGCCGAACAGATGATTGACGAACAAAGCCGTATCTTAGAGTCCGAAAGTCTTTCTGAAACAGAAAGGCAAAACCTTTCCGATTTAATTGAGTCACAAATTGACAATTTACTAAACTATGAATTCGCAACAACTACTATTACTGAACAAGCTGGACAAGGAATCGAGGTTAAAGGTGTTGTCAGAGCTGCTAAACCAGGGCTACCGCAAAAAATCTCGGCAGAAAGATTCCACGGAGCAACAATCACAGACCCCAAAACAGGAGAGAAACGAATTGTTGTCCTCAGAAGAGTCCCAATCACCCAATCAAGAAGCGGTCTAGTATATCAATTAGCTCCAAAGTCTTTTAGCGGTAAGTTACTTTCTTCTCCAGAAAGTCAACAAGTCGTTTCGGAAGAAGAATCAAAAAGCACTCCGTTTTCGAATATGGAGTATGTGTCTTCGGTCTTTGACGATGCGGGAAGGTTTATGGGCGTCATATTGCGTGACGCAAATACCGGCGAAGAGATACAACTTGACAACGCTTTCGCCCCCGGGGCAAAGTCTACTCAGGGTGAAACAATGGGCTGGAATGATTTAGCGTTGGATATTGCTATTGCAGAATCTCAAAGGCAAATAGGCACAGTACCTGAAGGTGCTTTCATACGAACGATACAGCGCGTTGTTCCTGTGGAACAAGTGAAAAAGATTTTCCCTAATCTCAGGGAAACGGGAACGGCACCCGAAGCTGCCGGAGTTCAACCTCAAACCGAACAAGATGTACGGCAAGAAACCAATGTCACCCAAGAAAGAGGTGATGAAGGAGAAACCCCTCCCCGCCTTCCTCAAGAAGAAGGGCGCCAAGAAGGGCAAGTAACTCCGGCGGTAGAGGGAGGAGCTCAGGCTCCTCCTACCGCAAAAAAGCCAGTTCAAGAAAAGCCAACAACTCAGCCGGACGTATTAAAAGACGTGGAGAGTACGGCTAAGGCTTTGGAAGCGGCAAAAGAGGATGATACTGTAACTTTTGTTGACGAAATTGTCAATGGAGAAGAGGGATATAGGGCGGTTAGTAAAATTCTTGACATAATAAATTTAGCACAACGCGGAGACAAAAGAGGCAATATATCTATCCCATCAGCTATACCATTTCTGCCCAAAACAATAAAGTCCGTTCATTTGGCTAGGAACGAAAATGACAAAAGAAGTATACTTAAAAACGGGTTTGATGAGAAACAGTCATCAATAGACTCTCCAATTCCTGGTGTTTACTTCAGTAGCGATGATTGGAGCGCTAATGATAGATTTGGACGAGAAAAAAAACATGCGCTATATGTTTCAATAAAAAACGAGGGGCTTGTTTATTTTGACGACGTTGCCTCTTTTGCTGACTATCTGGAAAAAAACAATTTGCCAAATAGGGGACAAACACTTACTCAAGAGCAATTAAATAAATTAAAATCGAAAGGTGTAAAGGGGATATTGTTAAGAGAAGATTTTGCTAGTGACACAAGGAACGAACTGATAGTCATAGATAGCTCTATTATAGAAAACATATCTGATAATGAAATCCCAATAACGGAACTTCCAAGCTCTTTTAGTGATTCAAGTAAAATGGCCGAAGCCTACCACAAAGCCAAGAAAGACGGATCAAACCCCGAATTGGTCAAAGCAGTAGAAGACTTGTTGGCCGGAGAACAACAGCAAGAAAAAGCAGAAAAGCCAACAACTCAGCCGGATACGCAGGCAAAAAGCGTAAAATCTTCCGCTCAAAAAGCGGCAAAGTCTTTATCTAATTGGGTTAAAGGAGGCGAAAGCAGAGGGCTCGGTATAGCAAATCTGCCTGAGCAGGATGCAGAAAGATTTAAAAAGTTTACCGAAGATGTTGGAGAACTAATTTCTGCATTAATCAATAACGGAGTCACGAGGGCTAGCACGGCTCTAGGAATGATTAAGCCGTACTTTGCAGAAAACGGACCGCAATTTTCTAAGTACGCGAGTAGGTTTTTCAAAGACGAATTCAACTTGGCCATAATAGATAGGTATCCTGATTTGTATAAAAAGGCTCAAGGACTTGAAAAGAAACTTGAGAAAGCTTTGACTCAAAAGGAAAAACTATTAGCCAAAGATGTTGAAGAAGCTAGGAATAGCATCATTGAAAAAATAAAACTTAGGCTAAATCCATCCAGTTGGTCAAAAGCAAAATCGGGTATATTGGCAAAGGCAAAACTCACGAATGAGTCAATATCTGAGTTGAAGCTTTATTCTGAAATCTTTAATGACGAAAGCCTAAGCCAAATGGATGGCAAGGAATTAAAGGCACTATACAACGAGATAAACTCAATATTTAAGTCTGGTGCTAGATCTCAGTCTGCTACAAACAAGATATTGAGTAACCACAATAAGTCCTTAAAGGAACGATCAATAATAGCTATATCAAATTCTTTGGGGACATCGGAAAAGGTCAATGATTACAAGTCGGCCGAAGAGAAGTCAAAAAGGCCGGGTGTTGCCTTTTATATTATTGATAACGAAAGCGGACAGATTCAAGAGGTAGATAGGAAAAACATATCTGAATGGAAAGACTTTTTTGAAAGCAATTCGTACTCCGTAATCGCTATAGACACAAATCGGAATACCTTGCGAAACAAAAGTCTTTTAGGGAGACTTGGAAAATTTACAAGTAAACTGAAGTTTGATCATCTTTTTGACACAAGGAATATAGTTGCCGTATTTTCCAACAACGATGAATCTTACGATTTCTTTGAGAAGAACTTTATTGACTTGATTTGGAAAGCCGATTTCAGCAGAGATGAATTAAAGCAACAAATCGGCAGATTTGATAAAATATCCGAAAAACTAAAGAATGCCGGCTTTAACATTGATATTTCCAAAAAGGTAAAGTCAATTGTCCTAAGGATAGGAGATGTGTATGCAGAAGGAACGAACGAAGATGGGCTGACTATTGGGCAAATAATAGACACATTCATGATGCTTAGGGATCCGGATGCTATAGTTAGGGCAGGTGGAGAAGGGCTCGTCAACTACAACAAGGAAGATATAGATAGCATCATTGACTATGTGTTAAATGATGAAGGATTAATGAGGGCCGTAAGCGAGATCACTCAAGCATACCAAGATTTTCTAAATGAACAGATATTGCCTACCTTAACAAATTACGGATATAGCACGATTTCATTTGATCCTAAGCAGTACAACAAAAACTCTTCTTTCTCAAAGAATCCGGATGAAAACGCAAGGGCTATAGAAATCCTTAATAAGGTTTATTCAAACAACATACCTCAGTCTATACCGTATTCTCCGCTGTCAATAGTCGGCGATGATGCAATGATTGATGAGTCTATTGATGTTCTTAGCTCACCAAATAAGGACGGGGTGATGTCGGTAATGTCAAACAATGTTATCTCAAGGGGAGATGGAGGGCAAATTGTTTTCTCAAATGTGGCGTACAAGTATAACAACTACATGGATGGAATGATCGATATGGTCACCAGAATGCCCCTGTTGAATAATGCTAAGGCTATGTTTGGCAAAGAGCAGATGACATTGATAAAAAACAAATATGGAGAAGCCGGCGCCGATTCAATAAAGTCAAATGTACAAAGAGTCGTCACAAATAAGAGTTCAAAGATAGAAGCAAAGATTATTGGTGAAGGAGTTGCTAATTGGGTGAACAGATCCGTATTAGGTCAGATGTGGTTTAACACAAGGGCCGCTCTTTTCCAACCTATTGCCGCGCTGAATTTTGCTCCATTAGCTCCAAGTATTGGCAAATATCTCAGTTCAGTTAAATCAATGAATTGGATTTCTACGACAAAAGAAATCCAAAGTATGTCGTGGGTCAAGGAGAGATTCGGAGGTAGAATATTCAGCATTGACGCAAGAGAACTAGAGAGAAGGACGAAAGATGGGCAAATTGACATTTTCTCATTAGTTGACAAAATGCTCAAAATAGGATACACTCCAACGGCGGTTTTTGACTTTTTGTCAATTGTTATCGGTGGAGGACCTCTTTATGATTCTATTAAGAACGAAAGGTATAAGGAATACATAAAGACGATGGATGAAAGCAGCGCAAGAATAGCAGCTCAAAATGATGCCAGCTTTGAACTTTATAAGGCAACAAACGCGTCGCAACAATCAGGAAATAACATGCTGATCAGTAATGCTCAAAGAAATCCGCTTTTAAGACTTCTTATGAGCTACCAGACGGCTAGCCAACAGATGATGAGAGGTGCAATCCTTTCTGCACAATTGTTATCAAAAGGCATAGGGGATCCCGCAAGACATGCTTACATTATGCTGCAATTTGGGCTCATAAGTACGGCCCTATTCACGCTTGTTTCAAGAACTCCCGAGTTGGTTTATGGGGCACTTGGCTTTGGCGATGACGATGAAGACAAAGACTTAAAGAAATCAAAAAGACAAAAAGAGTCAGAGTCAAAGTATTACACGGAGTTGTTGAGCGGGTTTTTCTCAGGATTTGGCGTCCCAGGGAACCTGATGTTTGCTGTTGGAATAAAACCATTTATCACGGACTCGTTTGATCAAGAGAAATACGATGAAGTATCAGCTATGGAGAAATTTAATATGGCTGTTGAAAAATTATCTGATTACATATCCGCAGGCGCTCCCGGTCTTTCAATAAAGTTTCGTCAGTTTGGGGATTCCGCTGAGTCATTTGATGAAGGCGAAATATTGCGAGGAATTGCTAATGCTGGATCGGCATTGGCAGGCATACCATTAGCTAGACTCTTTGAGATTTTTGACCAATTTGCAGAAGCGGCCACAAGGGATTACAATGCTATGGAAAGAATGCTTAGGGCTACAGACATATTCAACAAGTCTTGGTCGGAGAAGCACTACCAGGAGCAGGTACTGAAGGGCAAAATTGAGCCTAAAACAAAAATTGAAAAAAATGAAATCCAAAAGTCAAACATAGAAGAGTTAAACTCTATGATGAAAGACTTGGGTTTTAGGGCCGCTAGACAGACCGGTGCCGAAAGAGACAAATCTTTAGACAAGGTTAAGCGATACACCGATTATGCAGCTAGAGAATACTCTATGACTCAAGATCAGTATGAAGGTTTAGTAAAGAACTTTAATAAGGGATATTTTACAGGCCAGGTACCCGATGAGTTCTTGGATTTCGCTAGGCTATCAAGTGAGTCAAAAGTAAAAGCTATAGCCAAAAAGATAAACTCCATTGATGGCCTTAAAGAAAGATCTAATTATATTATTAGGCTAGACAGCGCAAATGTCGGAAACGACATTCTTTCTGAGTCAGAAATAGAAAAAGTAAGAAATCTCTTGGATGACAAATGATGATCCAATTGAACTGAGTTCTTTCAAGTACTGCGTTCTTAGAAGCAACAGCCGATTGAGGCAACTAATCAAGTTACAAATAAAGAGAAAGCAATCCTCTTTGTTAAAAGTATGCTCTGAAAACGAACTTGATTACCAAAGGATACAAAAGTACATGAGCACACCCTATTTTGAAAAAGGCAACAAGAATTATGCGTCACAAAAAGACGTAATGGCATTAGCCCACGTCTTGGGGATACAGGTAGATCTATCCTTTAAGGTCTTGAAATAGCAAGAACTCCTGCGGTAAAGCCAAGAACTCCTACAAGCACGGGGTGCTCGTACCATTTTCTTTTGGGTTGCACAACGGAGAATCCGGATATCTTAGTCACAACTCCGCATCCGTCCACCTTGGCGGATGCAATGATTAAATCTCCATCGCGATGCTGAATCAGCTGAAGGCTTAATGGCGCCATCTTGTAGGCGATGCTATCCCCTTCCACCGACAGGGCCAAACAAGAGTCCTGGTAGGTGAACGAATCACGAATCGTATCCCTTTGGGTAATCACCGATCGGACCGTGTCATGGACCACCATAACATCAACAAACGCTAGAGCGTCAGAGAGCCTCTTAGAGAGCTTCTTTATCTCCGCCTTACCCTTGACATTGCTTGCCTTGAGTTCGTTGATTGTGAGGCTCCGTAGAGCGTTCTGGGCGTACACCTCGTCCCCAATCTTCTTGTAGTGTACTACGCTGTCCTGGATGGCTTCAATAAAGGCTTCTTTTTCCTTTCTCCTTTCCCTCTCCTGCATACAGGTCTGAAGGCTAAAAAGGATTACGACAATCCACAGTGCGTGGACCAGGTAGTGTTTGGCGTTTTCGTCTATGGTCATTTCTTTCTTGCTGCGGAATATGCGATAGCAGCGATTTGTTTTTCGCTTCGTTTCTTGTTAGCAGGCTTCTCCCGGTTAGCCCGGGTCAGTTCCTGGATGTTT